TTCTGGCGCATGCGCGTCCCGCGAAGGAGAACGGTCATGAAGCGCGTCGTCGCCAACGAGAACGGCGGGCCGCGCAAGGCTCACGAGAGCGGGTACGGCAACGTGTCCATCGACTTCACCGACTCCGAGTAGGCGCTGCGGCGCGAGGAGACCCAAGCCATGAAGAAGCCCACCACCAAGAAGACCTCCGCGAAGAAGACCGAGAAGCCGTTCGACAAGGAGGCGTGGCTCGCCGACAAGCTGGCCAAGGTCGACAACGCCAAGGAGCGGCTGGAGGCCGGTCTCCTCGCGTTCCAGACGGGCGAGGAGTGGAAGACGATGCTCAAGGCTCTCGCCTCCAACGTCCGTCGCCGGCTCTCCTTCACGCGCTACTCCTTCTCCAACCAGATCCTCGTGTGGCTCGCGTGCCCGATCGCGACGTCCGTCGCCGGCTTCCACACCTGGAAGAAGTTCGGGCGCAGCGTCAAGAAGGGCGAGCGCGGGATCGTCATCCTCGCCCCGCGTCCGTGGAAGAAGGAGATCAAGCACACCGACGGGACGACGGAGGAGAAGCGCGGACTCTCCTTCGGGACGGAGGTGGTCTTCGACATCACCCAGACGGAGGGGAAGGATCTCCCGGCGGTCTCCGACTTCATCGTGCCGGTGCAGGACGTCTCGGGGTTCGATCACACCGTGGAGACGCTCCGCGAGGTCGCGCTCTCCATCGAGGGCTCGCCGGTCAGCGCGATCGAACTCCGCGCTCGCTCGGTCTTCGACCCGGTCGGCGCCGCTGGTTGGTACGCCCCGCGGACGAAGGAGATCGTCATCATGCAGGAGGGCTCGCGCGCGGCGCAGTTCGCCGTCCTCGTCCACGAGGTCGCGCACGCGCTCCTTCACCCCGCGGGCGATCACCACTCAACTCCCGAGCGCGAGGTCGAGGCCGAGAGCGTCTCCTTCGTCGTCTGTGAGGTTCTCGGGCTCGACACGTCCAAGGCTGCCTTCCCGTACGTCGCGACGTGGTCGCAGCGCTCGCAGGCGAACAGCGCAGCCGAGATGGTCAAGCGCTCCGGTGACCGGATTACCAAGGCCGTCCACGTCATCCTCGACGCGCTCCTCGGGAAGATCGACGACAGCGCGCCGGAGGAGACCTCCGAGCACGCCGCGTGAGGTCCACGCCCGAGCGCTCTCTCCATCGCGGGGAGAGCGCTCGGCGCGGCAAGAGGACTCCATGGCAAGGCGAAAGATCAGGAGCGGCGAGCCGAGCCTCGGACCGCTCTTCGGCGACGACTTCGGACCTGCGAGACCTCCTCGGTGCATCACCTGTGGGTGGACGCTCGGCTCGGGGAAGACCTGCAAGTGCACGCGCTCCTCGGAACGTTCCGAGGCCGACGACGGTGACCCGGAGACCTTCCCGACCAACGGTCTCATCTGCCCGGAGTGCTTCTCTCCGCAGCACGTGACGCCGGGAGGTCCGAGCTGTCGCAACGGACACGGGGGGCTCGAGGGAGTCACGCGCGACGCGGCGAACCCCGACGCCATCGCGCGCACGACGGAGGATCTCGAGGAGTTGATGTGGAGGGTGCGCGCTCGCATCGAGTGCGGCTTCACCATCTCGCTCGACGGCTTTCCTCCGCTCCCAGCCGCACCGCGTCGAACGCGCATCGTCTGGTACCGGCTCGGCATGCTCAAGGAGCCGGTGGACCGCGCAGCCTACCGCCCGTCGGTGCGCGAGTGCCTGGAGTATGTCCTCGAGTTCGAGGATCGCCGGGACCGCGATGGGCTCGAGGAAGTCACGCGCTGGCACGCGCGACAGCGCGCGCGGAGCGAAGCGGAACTCGCAGTGTTGATCGAAGAGCGGAGGTCGAAGCGATGACCATCAAAGAAGTCGAGAAGGTGATGCGCGAGCGAGGAGGTGCGGAGCTCTCCATCAAGGAGAACCGCGAGCAGTGGTTCGTCGACCTCCGTGACGCGCGGGGTCGACTCATCTCGGCGTCGAGTTCCCCGAACGGACTCCTCGACGCGCTCGAGTTGGCGCTCCGTCCGAACGAGCTCACCACGTTCGAGAAGGGAGGGAGCGGTGGCTGATCCGCGGTTCTTCAAGTTGATGTTCCCGGTCGAGCGCGCCGGGATCAAGAAGCGCTGGGTTCGCATCGGCTCGGCGACGGAGACCTCGAAGGGTCTCGCGTGCACCATCGATGCGATCCCGATCAACTGGAGCGGGGAGTTCTTCATCTTCCCGAACGACGAGGAGGTCAGCGATGGCAAGGCGTAAGGTCTCCGCGGCGGAGGCTGCGGGGGAGAAGGCGCGAGAGGAGTTCATCGCGGCGTTCGCCGAGCTCCAGCGTGTTCGCGTGTCGCTCGGCGAACTCGTAGAGAAGTCCCCCATCAACGAGGAGTTCAAGCAGGCGTGCGCGGAGGCTCTTGGGAAGATCGGAGGGAAGACCAAAGCGAAGGACCCGATCAAGGCTCTCCGTGAGGCAGACACGAAGACCTTCGACTCCATCTTCGATCGCTACCGCGCTCGCGCCGATCAGGCGTACGAGGAGGCCAAGCGTCCCATCAAGCCGCTCGAGGAGAAGCTGCGCGAGCTTGCCATCACCGCGACTGCGCGCGACGGAGCGTTCCCGGCGATGGTGTACGAGTCGTGGATCTCGACCTACTCGAGCCAGGGCTTCGGCGCCGAGACGTACGCGCAAGGAGCGGCACGGGTCTTCATGATGCACATCTTCCACTGCGCACCGAACGCGCGCATCGAGAAGATCCACAGCACGACGACCGGCGAGGTCCAAGGCTTCGCGGTGTACGTCTCCGTCGAGGATCCCATCGACGCGGAGATCATCAAGCGCAAGCCGGGGCTCACGGCGCGCGAGTGGGTCAAGGCGTGCTGGAAGACGGGCATCAACCCGCGCGTGCTCAACCCGTGGCTGCCGGTCGGCTACGAGGAGCGCAACGGGATCGATTACGCCGGCAACGACGTCCCTCCGACCAACGTTCACCGCGTGCTTGGGGAGCTCCCGTCATGAAGTTCACGCTCCGACAGAATGACCGCGTCGTCTTCGGCCTCGAGCGCGTCGAGCGCGACAACGCCATCCTGCTCATGTTGCAGACGGAAGGTGACACCGACCGGATGCAGATCGGGCAGCAGATGTCGTGCACCGACAAGAAGGGCGAGCACTATTGGCTCGAGCGTGTGGAGTAGATGGCGAGCGACCCCCCGAACCCGATGCGCACGCCGCAGCTCGGACCTCCACGCCCGACCAACCCCGACGTCCTCCCGGCGATGATCTCCATCGTCGAAGTCCTCAAGCCGTTCGACGCCAACGCGCGCTCGCGCATCGTCCAGGCCGTCTGCATCGGCCTGGACATCCCGTCGACCTTCTACCCACCTCCGCGCAAGAGGTGACGCCGTGCGTCGTGTGACGGAAGTCCGCGACGCAAACTTTTCCCCGTGACAGGAGCCGAGCGCGTCAGGTACTTGTGCTGCGCATGGGGAATACGCATTGGGCGTCGGTGGAGGGGTCCACCGACGCCCAAGAACCTTTCGACCGGAGGCGCCGAGCTGCCCTCCCACCCGAGGAACCCGACTGGCTGGATGACCTCTTCGCCGATGCCGATCCGGCCTCGCCGGGCGACGTAGGAACGACCGGGCAGGGGGTGGATGGGGAAACACCCGAGGAGCCTCCGAGGCATCCTCCGCCGTCGCTCTGGACCGGTCGGGAGAGCTCCGACGGGAAACACCGGAGAAAGCGCGCTGTCCGACCTCAGACCCTCTCGGTGAGGCAGCTCGCCCGCCAGCGGAAGCACCTCCCGGTGGTGAGGTACCCGAAGGACGTGGAGCGCCCGAAGACCCGAGGCGACTGCGCGAACGTTCCGCGCCCGTGTCCGTACGTCTCTTGCAAGTGGCACCTGTATCTGGACGTGCAGCCGAACGGATCGATCCGGTTGAACTTCCCCGACCTCGAGCCGCACGAGCTCCCTCCCGAAGCGTCGTGCGCGAACGACGTCGCCGACAGCGGAGCGGCGACGCTCGAGCGTGTGGCCGAGTACCTGAACCTCACCCGTGAGCGCGTGAGGCAGATCGAGGAGCGACTCATCCCGAAGGTCGGTGCGATGGGTCCTCACCTCCGCGACCTCATCGCCGAGCCCGACGAGTACCTCCAGCCGCGACGCACACGTCACGACGACTGACGCGGCATCACCGCTCCCATGGGCGGACCGATCACCATCGAGAAGAGCGGACCTCGGACGACTCCGTGTCACCCCGACTGCCGCGCGGCGCAGTGCCTCGCGGCCAAGCGCGCTCTTCGCAGGGAGAAGGTCGATGCGCTCGTCGACGCGCTCGACACGGCGCTCGGGTACATCGCGAACGAGATCGGTGAGGAGACCCACCTCCTTGCGGAGCTCGCCGCGCTCGCGAAGGAGATCCGCTGATTCTGTAGTCCTCGGAACGTTCCGAGGAGAGGGAACCCATGCGCACCAAGATCGCCCGCCGGCTGACCATCCCGGAGATCGTCCGGGTGTACGTCGAAGCCGTGGAGAACATCACCACGGCTTTCCGCCTCCTCTCTGACACGCAGGAGAACCTCAACGACACCTTCGCGCTCGGCGAGTCTCATCGGAGCATTCGCATCGCGAGCTACTTCGACCGGACCGAGTACGGCAACCCGAAGGATGCCTTCCGACGCGTGCGGCGCGGCGTCTGGGAAGCGATCGTCGAGCGACTCGAGCTCCGGCGGATGATGTCGATCGGCCGGTGGGCGAAGCTCCAGAAGGACATCGAGGATGATCTTCTCCCCGACATCACCGAGGAGAACGTCGCGCGCGTGCTCTCGGAGTTCCAGGGAGCGCTCCCCGACATGCTGCGCGAAGCCGTCGAGGAAGTCTTCGAGTGGCTCCGTCCTCATCGCTCCAAGCACAAGCGGAACTCCGAGCTCGAGGTCCCGAAGAGCATCGTCATCAGCTACGTCGTCGAGCGCTGGGATCGACTCGTCACCTCCTGGCGGGTGCACTGGCAAGTCGACCAGAAGCTCATCGCGCTCGAGAACGTTTTCTCGGCGCTCGACGGCAAGGGGCAGATCTCCAAGTCGCACTACTCGCAGATCTCCAACGTCATCCGCGCGCAGGGATACGCGGGCATCGGCGAGACACCCTACTTCGCGTTTCGCACGTGGAAGAACGGCAACATGCACCTGCGCTTCAAGCGCGCAGACCTCCTCGCGCGCTTCAACGCCATCGCGGGCGGCAAGAGGCTCAAGCCATCCAAGGAGCCTACCCATGCGTCGGAGAGTGACAGCGCTGACCGTTGAGGAGATCGACCCGCTCTGGTCCACCGGTCGCAAGCCCTTCAAGAGCGGGCTCGAGATCTACACCCACGTGATCCGAGCCGAGGACGATCCCGAGGAGAAGCCGCGCGGCAAGGACGGGCGCACCACCACGTCGTGGAAGGAGCTCAAGAAGATCCCCGTGTGGAAGTGGACGAGCCTGATCGCGAGTCACCTCGCGGACGAAGTCCCCCGGACCTTCAACCGCATCTGCGTCGAGCTCACCGGGTACACGGCCGACGTCTGCTTCCAGGAGAACCCCGACACGGCGCTCTGGCAGCTCGTCGAGGAGGAGGTCATCGAGCACTCGCTCGAGGCGCCCATCCTCTTCCGGATCGTCCCGCAGCTCGGCGACACGGTGCACGCCTGCCCGGTCTGCGGAGCGAAGGTCGGCGCGCTCTGTGGCGGCACGGGCATCCACGCGCGGCGCGTGACCGACTTTCCCGAGGAGCGAGCGATCCTCCGCCGCATGATGGACCTCGAGCAGCGTCGCGTTCGTCTCCCGAAGGAGTGAGTCGCCATGAAGAACCACCACAGCGTCCCGAGGAAGTTCCCGAACCTCACCGTCGTCAAGCTCCAGCCCGACCCGACGCAGAGCGACGAGGACCCGTCCTTCATCGAGCTCAAGGTCACGACCCAGATGCTCAACGTGCTCAACGCTGCGAAGGCGTGGGCGCGGCAGGCAGCGCGCACGAAGAAGACCCGGGCGAAGATGTCGCAGCAGGAGCGGACCCTCTTCGACACCGTCCAGTACCTGCTCATGAGCGAGGGTCGCTCGCCGCTCAGCGTGCCGCTCTCTGAGCCGCAGAAGAAGGCTCTCGAGCTCCGCAAGCAGAGGGAGCGGCTCGAGCGCCACGTGAGCGACATCCGCATCCGGAACGCAGCGGCTGGGCGATGATCTACGACACCGACCGCGAGCGAGAGTTCCTCTACGCAGTTGCGCGCATCGCGCTTCCGGTACCACTCGAGCGGATACCGAACTTCCAGATCATCCTGGTCAACACACCCGGTTTTTTCGATTCCCACACGATCGTCGTGCGCGGTGACGACCGAGAATCCGTCACCTACTCGGCGGAGACCGACATCGATCAGCGTGTTCTCCAGAGGCGACCCGATGAGAACTCCGCCGCGGAGTACATCGCGCGCAAGGCCCACGAGGTCATCACCCTGTGGTGGGACGACTTCTCGAGCTGCCACCTCCACGACGACTGCAAGATCAACAAGAAGCTCGCGAAGGCGTGCTTCCACGATCGTCACTCGCCGAAGCCGATCGCCTACCTCGATGAGAGGCACGTGCTGATGTTCTCGAACGTTCGCTTTCAACGTCTCATCAGGGATGCGCCGTTCGACCCACGCGAACCACTCACCGAAGAGGAGGGTGACCGGATCGTCAGCGACGGCATCCGTGCCACCCGGACGCGCCGCGAGGTCGAGCGCTAAGTCCAAGAGCGGCTCCGCAGCCCCAACTATCGCGGAGCGCGCGCACCGATCGGTGCGGTGCGTGAGGAGTACAGTCGACCTCCACGTGAGCCTGCACCTGTGAGCCTGCCACGCGCTGGCGAGTACGTGTCCACGGGGGGAGGTTGATACATTGCGGGGTGGCGCATGGCACGAACCCGCGAAACGCACGTCGATCCGACGCGCGACGAGAACAAGTCACGTCGACCCGCGCGCGGCGTTCCGCCGGTGCGCTACTCGAAAGAGGAGACGCGAGAGCAGCTCGAGTTCGTGGCCGCTCTCGACGCGAAGTATGCGACGCAGAAGCAGATCCAAGATCTGTGGCTCCAGGAGAAGGGCACGCCGCTCGCGCGCGCTCGCGTGATGTGGCTCGTCGCCCGCGTGCGTGAGTCGTGGAAGGAGGAGGACGAGCGCGCTCGCCCCTTCTGGAAGGCTCGCCAGATCCGAGCGCTCGAGGACGACATCCGCGCGGCGCGCGCGAAGAAGGACTACACCGCGGTCGCGCGCTTCCAGCAGCTCCTCGCCAAGATCATGGGCACCGAGGAGCCGGTGCGCGTCGAGGTCGACGTGGTGGTGACCCAAGCCATCATGCAGGTCATCGGAGGCATGACGATCGATCAGCTCACCGACGCCTTGACCGAGCAGCGCGCGCTCGAGCAGGACGCGAAGCGCTTCCGCGCCATCACCGTCCAGGCAACCCCAACCCCCGCGGAGTGACCTTGTCCAACACATCGAAGAAGTCCTCGGAACGTTCCGAGGAGTCCACCTTCCGCCACTACGAGAAGATGACCCTCCCCGAGCTGATGGACGCCGCTACCGAGCGACTCCCCGACCTCAAGGTCTTCCGCTCTCTCGGGGTCACCAAAGGTCGCTACGGGCTGACGGTGCGGGCGCAATGGGCCAGTCCTCAGGGGGACAGGCACGTGGCTTCCTTCTCGGGTCCACCCGAGCTCGCCGACGACCTCTACGCGTACGCGCTGCGTGCGGCCATCCGAGCCAACCTCGTCACCTCCAAGAGGAGCGCGTGACGGAGCAGCTCGCGACCGGCTCCTTCACCATGGCCGACGTGACGGCTGCCGTGGAGGTGCTCAAGGCGGCGACGATCCCACCGTGCGTCTGCGTGAAGTGTGGCTCGGGCTTCTACGTCATCAACCCGCCCATGATCTTCACGGAGGGCTTCCGCCTCGTCGGCGCGCTCCCCACGCTCTGCAACCGCTGCGACCCCGACTACCCGTTCGGGTGCATCCATCTCGAGGAGTGACGTGGACGAGCTCCGCCGAGCCGAGGCCGAAGCGATCAAGGGGGACAAGGAGTCGGTCCGCCTGATCATGAAGTGGCTCCTCCGGCGAGCCGAGGTGGCGCGCACCGACCCGTGCGCCTTCTTCGAGTTCGCCATCCGGGAGGAGCACACCCGCGCGCCCATCAAGGTCGCACCCCACCAGCGCCTCGGCATCGAGTTCGTCGAAGCCCACGACCGCGCCGTCCTCATGTGGCCGGTCTCGCACGCGAAGACCTTCACCATGGGAGGGCTCTCCCTCCACCGACTCGGGAGCGATCACACGCGCCGCGGGCTCATCGTCTCCGCCGCGCAGGATCAGGCCGTCAAGCCGCTCGACATGGTCAAGAGCTACGTGGCAGACCCGGCGGTCCAGATGGTCTTCCCGACCCTCCGGCAGACCCTCCGACAGCACGAGCCGTGGACCCAGACGGAGATCACCATCGACCGCCCGCCGGGCATCCGTGACCCGTCGCTGCGCGCGGTCGGCTACCGCTCCTCCACCATCCTCGGCTCGCGCGTCTCGGACATCTACATCGACGACATCCTCACCCCGGAGAACGTCGCGACGAAGGAGTCACGCGACCAGCTCTATCGGTGGGTGGGCCAGCAGGTGCTCTCGCGCGCATACGGTGAGGTCGACCCTCGAGTGGTGGTGACCAACACCGCGCGCCACCCCGAAGACCTCGCACACAAGCTCCGCGACGTCGCGAAGTGGCCGACCCTCCAGATGAGCGCCGAGGGCGACATCCGGATCCACAACACGGACTTCGACTCGCCGCTCATCCGACCGGCGACCGAGAGCATCGCCGACGAGCGCGTGCGCCTCGTCGACCACGATCCCGATCCGCACTCGCGCGTGCCGCTCTTCCCCGTGCGCTTCACGCGCAAGATGCTCCTCGAGATCAAGGCAGGGATGCTGCCGGAGGTCTGGGCGCAGGACTGGCTCCAGGAGTGCCGCGACGACTCGACGGCGCTCTGCCGCAAGGAGTACATCGACCGGTGCAAGGCGGCGTTCCGCGAGCGCATGCCCTACGCGCCGAACCCGCGGAAGTGGAAGGCCTACGGGCCGAACTGGTTTGCGACTCCCGACAGCGTCTACCGCCCGAGCGAGAACACGTACACGGGCATCGACCTCGGCATCGGGACCGAGCGCCGGCACGACGAGAGCTCCTGGTTCACCTTCGAGGTGCTCCCCTCGCGTCACCGGCTCCTCCTTGACGTGGAGATCGGACGCTTCGAGCTCGACACCCTCGTGGCCAAGAGCGTCGACAAGTGGCGCCGCTACGGGAGCATCACCCGCGTGGAGACCAACGGTGGGCAGGACTTCATGCGCCAGTCGCTGACCAAGTACGGGGCCATCGACATGCCCGTGCGTGCGCACCACACGGGCAAGGAGAAGCACGATCCCATCCACGGCGTCGCGTCCCTCTTCGCCGAGTTGATGAACGGAGCGTGGCTCATCCCCTGCGACGAGTTCGGGCAGGTCCACCCCGCGGTCGAGCGGTGGATTCAGGCGTGCCTCAACTACTCGCCGCACAAGCACACGCGAGACGTCCTCATGGCCCACTGGTTCGGCTCGACGCAGGCGAGGAAGGTCGGCCACGGCGGTCTCCCGGGCGTCCAGGTCATCGACCCGTTCGACGACGCCGGCTCGGTGGGAATGAACATCATGGCGCGCTGAGGTGCTCTTCTCGCGCGGGTGATCGGCATCCCGTTCCCCTTCGGCGGCAAGTCATCGAGCATGGCCAATCCCTACGTCAAGGAACCTCGAGAGCTCGTCCCGGTGGTCTGGTGCGCGCACGCCGAGTGTCATCGCGCGTTCGCCCAAGCCTTGACGCGTGGTGAGGTGGGGAGGAACGAGTGCATCCAGCGCGCGAGCGTCGTCTGGTGGAAGGCTCCGGGTCACCGGCTCACGCACGCGTGGGAAGCGTGGCCTCACTCGGAGAGCATCTCGACGATCTGCGGGAGCGCGATGTCCCCCATCGGAGCCGACCGGCTCATGCACCGGGAGATCCTCCTCGCGGCGCTCAAGGGCATCGACTCCAAGGGAACCTGCGCGGCGTGCCTCAAGAAGCGGAAGAACGCGCTGACCTTCCTCGAGCTCTTCCAGCACGCTCCGGGACTCGGCGGCGAAGACCTCCCACCCTGGGTGCGGATGGAGAACTTCTTCAGCCGCTGCCACCACGAACAGCTCCTCTACCGCGACGTGAAGGCTTGCGCCGACGTCCGCTCTCTCCACGCGTTCATGGTGGAGTCGCCGCTCTTGATGCACACGACGCAGGTGCATTGGCTCCTCCGGCGCATCGGGAAGCTCCTCGAGAAGCGCGTCGCCGATCCCGACTTCCTCCTCCGAGCCCACGTCACGAAGGGAGCGAAGAAGAGCATCGGGAAGGCGATGACGCTCGATGACGTCCACACCCTCCTCGTCGCGCTCGACTCGTGGACGGAGAGCGTGGGTGCGTCGTTCTCCGATGGTGTGGACGATGACGACGAGGCGGCATCCTCTCCAGCATGAAGCCCTACGCAACGTCGCATCTCCCTGGTCGCTCTCTCGAAGCCTTCAACGTCGCGCAGCGGGTCGTCGAGCTCCTCCCCGACGATGACCACGAGGGCAGCGTCTTCCGCTGCCACGAGGTGGCGCGCGTCGTCTCCTTCTTCCTCTCGCAGCGGAGCATCCCCCACAGCGTCGTCGATGGGAAGTTCGGGCTCGTCGACCACACGTGGATCGAGATCCCCCACCCAACCGGTCAGCGTGGCCACGACCTGCTCGAGGTGTACGCCGTCGCGGCGCTCCCGCCGGTGCAGATCTTCGACGTCACCTCCGTCGGCGTCACGCGGAGCCGCACCGATGGCTACCGCGCGCTCGGCGCGCTCACGCTCGCGGAGCTCCGCATCGACGCCATCGGGTGGGGCATCCGTCACGTCGCGCGGGAGATGGCCAACCCGAACGCGCTCCAGGCCTTCCACGAGGTCCCGAGGCTCATCGAGATGTCGCAGCACGTCCCGCTCGTCGCCGCCGTCGCGCACGTCTCCCGGCAGAACGAGCGTGACGGACACCGCCCCAACTCGACGCGCCAGCGGGAGGTCTTCCAGCACTTCGCCGTCGAGTGCGCGGAGCACTGCCAGCGCCTCCACGAGGTCGCCGTGCGCGCGCTCGAGCGCAACCCTCAACCGGTCGTCATCCTCGCGGAGACGACGCCCAAGCCGAAGTCGAACTGATGGCCAGCGAGCGATACCGCCGAGGCTGGAGGAAGCGATCATGGCTAGCACGCCTGACATCGAGCGTTGGCTCACACTGACCCCGCGTTCCGAGGTCTGGTCGGCCATCGACCGCGTCGAATGTCACGCGTCGGCCAAGTGCCGGGCGAAGAATGCTGCTGCAAAGTTCGTTGGAGACAACCCGCGCCGGCTGAGACTGGAGCAGTTGTGGGGCGTGGGCTCAGTGGTCGTGAACGTTCTCCGCCGCGCCATGAACCAGGCGGGAGGTTCGCCATCTGTCGAGAGTATGGTGCAAGCGCTTCGAGATGAGCGGAAGCGACGAGAGGACGTGGCCAAGCGGCTCGAAGCGGCGGAGGGGTTGCTGGAGCGTGTGTTCAAGAGCGGAACGAGCCACCACTTGCTGGACGAGATCCACGCATTCCTGACCGGGAGGGCCGGGTGATGGGCGAGACGAAACTGACCGACGACATCCGCAACATCGTGCGCACCGCGTCCGGCTGGCAGTCGTTTGGTGAGCCGAACAGCATGAGATGGATCGCCGCGTACGAGCAGGCCCTCACCGGAACGTTCCGAGGTAGCGTCCGGGGCATGCTCCACGGTCGACACCTCATCGTGACCATGATGGCCCTCGGCGCAATCGCCGGAGGGCAAGCCGCGGAGGTTCTTCCTCCCGACCCGAACCTCCACGTGCGCCGACCCGGGGAAGACCTCGAGCTCGGTCGTGGAGGCTCGGGTATCCCGAACTCGAGGACTCCCACCGCGTCGCTCAAGGAGCAGCGGGAGCGCGCGAAGGCAGCGCGCAAGGCGCGGAAGAAGAACCGCCGGTGAAGAGACGCCGACGCGCCGTGCTGGACGTCCGGTGCGTGCGGTGTCACGGGGACACCTTCCTGGAAGCACTCGGGCTCGAGGTGGAGGACGTCCACGCGTATGCCGGTGGAACCCGAAGGTCGCGCGTGCCTGTTGGCTCGGGCGGCATTCCAACGATCGAAAGGACAACGCCTGATGCCTACCAAACAACCCGATCCGGTCTCCGACCACGTCACCATCGAGTGGCGCGGGTCGCTCTCCGACTTCGTCATCGACGTCATCAACCTCTTCATGAGCGAACGTGATGACATCCCGTCCATCAAGGAGTTCCGCGCGGAACTCGACCGGCGGGAGCTGTTCGTGGTGGCAGCGGCGTTTCCGGCATCCGTCCGGCGGTTTCCGGCATCCGTCCCGAGCACGGCGGCGACGGAGATCTGCCGGCAGTGGCTCGCCGGTGAGCTCACCCTCGACGACTTCACGCATCGCGTCCGGGAGCTGGAGCCCACTCGCCCCGCTCAGCGCATCTCCGACGAGCAGTGGGATGCGCTGCTCAAGGCGGGTCTCGAGAAGATCGACTTCAACGCGTTCGATCGGCTCGACCTCCTCGACATGGCCGAGACGCTCCGGTGGTCGCAGGGGCTCGCGGTCGCGGAGACCAAGCGGATGCGCGATCTCCTCCTCGACCTCATGGCCCGAGTCATCGCGTGCGGCACGGAGAAGAACCCCGAGAAGCTCGATGCCGGTACGCGCTCCGACCGAATCCCGATGCTCTTGCAGGTGTGCGCGGAGCGGCTCGGGGAACTCAACGTGGCGAGCATCAACGCGACTGCTGCGAGTGTGGCCGAGCGACGGCTCGAGGCCGAGGTCGAGAAGATGGGCAACGAGGTCGCCGATCTGAACTCCCAGGTCATCCGGGAGACGGCCGACCACTTTGCCTCGCTCCTCGTCCTCCGCGACCTCGTCGCGAACCTCCAGAGCCGGGAGGGGAGCATCATCGGAGTTCTCTCGGGCGAGCCGGGCGCTGCATCATCGCCCCCGGAGGCCAAGCGATGAACGTCGTCCCCGCAGCCATTCGTGATCGCCTGTTGCACATCTCCTTCTCGAAGGAGCGTAAGACGCTCATCGAGCAGTGCTTGGACAACGCGCACTTCTACCGGCGGCGAGAGCTGGAGCTCCTCGGCGTGCTCGGGCGCTCGGTCATCGAGGCGCACAAGGAGTTCGGGCGGACCAACAACATCATGCGCTCCATCTTCTCCGCTGAGTGGAACGGCCACGAGTGGGGGCTCATCTCCGATCGTGCGGCGACGGAGACCTTCATCGACAAGGTCCACAAGGACGCGACCGACTTCGCCGAGAACTGCGCGATGGTCCGCGAGCACGCCGACCGCGAGGCGTACGTGACGAAGCGGCTCGCGGAGGTCATCGGCGCCGAGGTCACGGAGTTCTCCAACGCGGCGCGGTCCATGACGCCGCTGGGGTGCGAGTACACCGCGGAGTCGCTCATTGGGTGGCGAGACCTCTCCATCCTCGAGCGCTCGGAGAAGATCAGAGCGGCCAAGGCGGTGCACGACCGCATGTGGCACTCGTCGTACCAGCGTTCCTCGGAACGTTCCGAGGAGCCGTTTCTGCCGCCGATCCACGTGGTCGTTCGGGACGCCGCTCCCCTCAAGCCCTACGAGAAGCCCGAGGTTCGGGAGATCACCCGAGAGGAGTTCGTGGGGCGTCTCCAGGAGAAGGTCGCCGAGCTCCAGACGCAAGCCGAGTCGAAGATGAAGGCGAGCATCCTGGCCGGTCACGAGGTCGGAATCGCGCGCCTCACCATCCAGGACCACGAGGGGAAGACTCTCGGGGAGGTCCCGCTCAAGGAGCCGCTCGAGTTCATCTCCATCAAGGGCACGGTGGGGAAGTAGATCATCAGCCACGTGCTTCCCCGCTGCGCGGTGACCTCGGGTCAGGGCTCATACCCCGCCGACGTCGGCCAAGCAGCGTTGAAGCGGGTGGCCTGCGAACGCGTTGTTTCGGTGGACGCGTGGTGAAGAAGGCCCGAGCACCCTCAGTTGGCAGGGGTGCTCGGGCCAACCGTTATCGGGCGGCATCATCAACCTCGAGCCCTAGCGCTGCGGCGCCTCGACTGGCCGAGGAGATCTCCCGATGCTCACGCTCACCTTCACCGACGGCTCGACGCTCCAGCAGCACGGCTCCCCCGCGGAGCTCGCCCGACGCTTCCCCCTTGCCCGCATCGAGGAGGGGGAACTCGTCCACGAGGACGGAGGCGTCGAGTTCTCCTTCACCACCATCGACGGCGTGCTGTTCAACGTGACCATCGACGTCTCCCGCCGGCTCAAGGTCTTCGCGGGCATCGGGGCGCACGTGGAGAGCATCGCCCGCCTCGAGCCCTTGACGGTCGATGAGCTGTCGTGGCCTTCCCTCCGGCTGATCATCCTCGGCATCGTGGAGCACATGCTCCCGCGGCTCCTCTGCGTCATCACGAAGACGAGCAACCCGTCTCGCCTCCTCTGGCCGCACGCCGCGGTCGAGACCTCTGTGGACCTCCTCTCGCGGTCGCTCTTGTGAGTCCCGAGCGCCTGCGCATCCAGCGACTCGAGCGCGAGAAGGCCGAGCTCGAGATCCTGGTGAAGCGCGCCGCGGAGCACGCCGCGGAGATGGAGAACCAGCTCCGCGCGGTCACCCTCAACGCGCAGGCGCTCGAGGCCGAGCGAGCGACCCTCTTGCCCTGGGTCTCCCGGGGCAAGCGCGCCGAGGAGCTGCTCGAGCGCGCTACGCGCCTCCTGGAAAGGATCCTCGCGCGCATCGATGACGTTCTCCAGGTGGAGGATTGAGACCTCCTGACGCCGCGCGGCATGATCGCTCCATGTCCCGTCATCGTCTCCATCGCTGCAAGCGGTGCGGTCAGGTGAAGTCCGCGACCGAGTTCGTCAAGGACGATCCCGAGCGGAGTTGCTACTCCTGCTTTCGCGTCACCTATGACCGGTACGTCGCGATGAAGGAGGAGATGCGCGCGCTCCTCCGCAAGGGAGTCCACCCCCGGATGGTCGAGCGGATCATGAACGTGCGCATCGCGCGCGGAGAGCTCACGCGGGAAGAGGTCCAGGACATCGTCGCGTCCGAAACGTGACTCGAGCGCCGCGCATCGAGTACCTCTCGGTGCATGGCCTACCAGTTCAGCACTGCCGTTCGCAACGCCCGCCTCGAAGCCATCGAGAGCACCATCGGCGCCTCCGCGGTGTTGAAGATCCGCTCGGGTGCCCCTCCGGCGGACGCCAACGCGGCTGACAGCGGAACGGTCCTCGCGACGATGAACCTCCCGGCCGACTGGATGGCCAACGCGTCCGGTGGGACGAAGGGCAAGAGCGGCACGTGGCAGGATCTCTCCGCCGACGCGGGCGGCGTCGCCGGCCACTTCCGGATCTATGCCTCCGACGGGACCACCTGCGGCGTGCAGGGGACGGTCACGGCCACGGGCGGTGGCGGCGACATGACCCTCGACAACACCAACATCGCCGCGGGTCAGCAGGTCACGATCACCGGGCTCACGCTCACCGAAGGTAACGCGTGACCTCTCCCGCACCCGGCTTCGTCCAGGTCGCCCCCGACTCGACGGGGAAGAAGATCGACACCTGCGAGGTGTCGACCGCTTCCGGGACCGTCGAGCGGCAGGGCATCTGCGTCGGAGACCCGGCCGATGGATCAGGTCTCTGCGCGGTGAGGCAGGACAACGCGCAGAGCGCGACCGACTACTCGCTCGCGGTGCACGTGCGTCAGGTACTCGACGTCGCGCTCTCCGTCCTCCAGCCGCTCCGCTCCCTCGCTCGGGCGCTCGCACTCGCGCCGGATCCGTCGACGGGTCGTCTCCGCGTGCTCGTCGACGCTATCACCGGATCACTCACCCTCGCGACGGTGACGACGGTCTCTACCGTCACCACGTGCTCGACCGTCACATCGGTCTCGCAGTTCGCCGGCTTCGACGCAAAGCAGACGCTCCTCTACAGCAACGAACGCGCCTCGTGGGCCGTCAACGTTCGGACAAGGATCACCTGACATGGCGACCGTCCTCGCATTCAAGGACTCGATCGATCTCCCCGAGTGGCGACCGCTCGCCGTGGCACCGAACGCGCACGCTGCCGGTGGATCGATCTGCTCGGACCTCCGCAACTCCGAGGATCGCATCCCGCTGATCTTCCAGCTCGCGAGCGCGACGGTCTTCAACTCCTACTTCCCGAAGAACGACGGGTGGCAGCCGCGCGCGTCTCCGGCGCTCACGGGTACCTTCGGCGCAGGAGCCGGGTGCGTCGTGGCCCCGAGTCGTGGTCCTCGTGGAACGATCGCCGCGGGTGCAACGACCTCGAGCGTCACGCTCACGACCGCGCTCCCCGCAGCGGTGGGCATCAACCAGCTCGCCGACCGCTGCGACGGGCTGGGCTTCAAGGTCCGGATCATCGACAACGGCGTCGGCGGCTCGGGGAAGATCGCCGAGATGTACGTGATCGCCAACACCGGCGGCACGACCCCGACGCTCACTCTGTCGACGACCCCGAACGGCGCGCCCACCTCGATGGGGTTCACGCCCGTATCGGGCAGCGCCTACGAGTTCCTGAGCGGGCGCGTCTACCTGCTTTCTGCGGGCACGCTCGCGGCAGGCGTCTGGAAGTACTACGACGTCGCGACCAACTCGTTCAGCGGCAACCTCTCGACCACGAATCTGCCCGCGACGCTCGGCACCGACAGCGCGCTCGTCGCCCTCGACGAGACCTACGTGCCGAACGACCACGAGCCGGGTGAAGGCTTCGTCGTCGGCGCGAGCACCTACAACGCGGTCAGCCCGGCGGGCGGCAACCTCAAGTGCCTCGTCGCGACCGCGGCTGCTGCCGGATCGATCACCGGTCAAGCCGCAGCGGGCGATGCCTCCGTGCTCGCGAACGAGTTCCGCAACTTCGTGATCCGCATCGTCGAGGACACGACCAACGTCACGGCCGTCGGTCAGCGGCGCCGCATCACCTCGCATACCGCGGGCCCGAGCGCCGTCTACACCATCACCGGCAACTGGACGGTCACGCCGAGCGCGACTGCGAAGTTCGTCATCGAGAACAACGACGAGGTGCTCCTCTTCCAGGCGACGACGAGCGTCTACTGCTACGCGCAGGACACCATCGGCACCGCGCAGACCGGCGACACGTGGTCGACCGCGACGTACGGTGTGAAGGGTGGTGCGTCGGCAGCGGGAACGCTCGCCTTCCAGGCGTTCGGCGTCCCGACGACGAAGCTCTACGGGGCAACCGCCACCGATCCCAACCGCAACTTCCGCTGGAGCTATGTCTTCGTGTTCCGCGGTGGTGCAGCGAACACCCTCGATGTCCTCGACATCGCCGGTGGTGCGACCGGTGCGTGGAGCAACGCGGTCGTCTACGGGAGCGGTCCGACCTTCACGACCGGATCGTGCGGTGTCTATGACCCGGCGTCGACGGTGAGTGCCGCGACATCTGGTGCGATCTTCTACATCAACAAGGACGCGACTCAGAACTTCTTCAGGTTCAACGCGTTCACGCGACAGCTCAAAGCGTGGTGCCAGATCCGCTTCCCGCAAGGCACTGCACTCGTCGGCGGCCGACTCGCGTTGAAGTCCTTCGTCGATGGGACGACGGTCGTGACGATGCCGACGGTCCTCCGTGCATCGGGTTCGGAGCTGTTCGACTCACTCGCGCAGCGGTAAGCTCCGGTCGCGATGCTCCTCGCGCTCCGGTCGCTGTACGAGTCGAGTGGTTCGGGCGTCATCACCGGCGTTCTCGTTGCCACGCTCGCCGGTGCGACCGGAGCTGCGGATGGAGCCGTCCTCGTCCAGGGCTCGAGCACGGCGACGCTCGCCGGTCCTACCGGGACCGTGGTGGGCTCCGACCCGGTCACCGGAGCCGGGAGTGCGACTCTCGGGGGTGCGTCGGGCAGCGCGGCTGGCGTGGTGCCCGATTCCGGCTCGTCGGCAGCGTCCCTGGATGGCGTTTCCGGCTCGGGTGGGGGAACGGTCCCAATCGCCGGGGCGAGCGCTCCCGCGCTGACGGGAGCCTCCGGCGTCGGCGCCGGGGCAGTCGCGCTCCAGGGTACGGGTGACGGGACGCTCGGAGGGGCGACCGGATCGGCGACAGGGACGAACCCCGTCGCCGGCTCCTCGGCGCCGTCTCTTGGGGGTTCTACCGGCTCCGCGGGTGGAACGGTCCTCGACCAGGGCTCGTCGTCGTCGACGCTCGGAGGAGCCGGAGGAACGGCGAGCGCGAGCACTCCCATCCAGGGGTCCTCGAGCGCGGCGCTCGAGGGTGTCACCGGTGAAGCGAGTGGGCAGGTCTTCTCCTTCGACTCGGCCATCCACGCGACGGCCGTAACGACCTCTCCTCGCGCGAGCTCCGTGACGAAGTGCGCACCGGCGACGAGCGCGACAAGCGTGACCAAGGCCAGCGCGTCGGTGCTCCTGATCAAGCCCTCGTCCTTCACGACCGTCGTCGAACCAGAGTTCTCCGTCTCCGTCGCCGAGCGCGCGTCATCGACCACGCGTGGGTGATAGAGTCCCCGGCCATGGGGCAGTTCGTCCACAAGCGCGGTGACACCTTGAAGCTGCTGGTCGCGGTGAAGACTGCGACCGGAGGTGCGATGAACCTCACCGGTGCGAAGGTGTGGTTCACGGTCAAGCCGACCTATGCCACCTTCGACACCGAAGCCGTGGTGGTCGCGAACTCCGACGACGGCTCCGGGGACGTCGTGATCACCGACGCGGAGAACGGGTTGGTGACCTGCCGGATGCAGCCCCTCGCGACGCGGAGCTTCCCCGATGGCGACGTCGCGCTCCTCTACGACGTTCAGGTCAAGGACGCTGCGGGGGACATCAGCACGGTGGACGAGGGAACGATCACCGTGAAGCCCGATCTCTCCCGCGCGATCTCCTGACCGACTCCTCGGAACGTTCCGAGGACGGGAGTACCGTCCCAACCATGACGGACACCCTCCCGCCCCCGACCGACGACGCGCCCGCCTCCGCCGATGACACCGTCCCGCCGACGCCGGGTCGTCCCCGCTTCGGCTGCGGGTGGATTCCCGACCTGCTCGAGGAGCGCGCATCGCTCCCGCACACCGGGACGCTCCTCGGCGCGCACGTGGGAGTGCCCTACTCGGCGCAGGTCGTTCCCCACCGGCCCCGACCGCTCGACCAGCAGTCGACCTCCGCGTGCACGGGCTTCTCGGTCTGGCGGGCGATCACCACGCGCCTGCTCCGCATGGGCTACAAGGACTTCGCGCGGCTCTCCGTGCTCGCGCCCTACAAGTTCGGGCAGCTCTTGGACCAGTCGGGCGCCGACATCGACGGTGACGACGTCGTCGACATGATCCCGGACGACGGCGCGCGCATCTTCCAGGTCATCGCCTCCATCATGAAGTGGGGTGTCCCTCGCGAGGTCGACTTCCCCTTCTCGGAGGAGGCTGCGACGAAGGTCCCGCCGTGGAAGGTGAGGCAGCTCGCCTCCACGTTCAAGGTCACCGGGGTCTACACGATCGACGCTCCTCCCGGGCAGCGCACGCCGTTCCTCAAGCAGGCGGTCGCGAAGGGCTATCCCTTCGTCTTCGGCGCTCCCATCGACGCGGCGTTCGAGGCGTGGAAGGGCGGCGACGCACCGCTCGAGAAGATCGCCAAGGGCTCTCACCCTGGTCACGCGATGTGCGTCGACGCGTACGAGGGAGACGTCTTCGAGATCCCGAACTCGTGGGGTGAGTCGAACGGAGACTGCGGCATCTACCGCGTCACGAGCTCCTTCCTCGAAGACCCGCGGTGCTCGGACTTCACGGTCATCACCGTCGGTCCGGCCGATCCCCCGAAGAAGAGCGCCGAGGGCTGACTTCGTGACCGGGGACGCTATCGGCTAGCGTCCCCGGTCATGGCCAAGTGGATCGTCCTCCGTTCCAAGCGCATCGGGACCCACAACATCCTCGCCGGTAGCGTCTACGACGACGCCATCCACGGACCCGACATCGACGCGCTTCGTGATGCGGGCGTTCCACTCGCCGACGCGAGCATCCCGAACCTCGCCGCCGCAGCCGACCGCGCTCAGAAGCTCCACTCCTCGAGCGGCGCGACCGGTGACGACTGCGACGCGATCATGGATGCGGCGCTCTCCATCTTCGGCAACTCGGGCGTGACTCCCTGGTCGTATCAGGCGAGCTGGAAGATCGATCCGTCGAAGGGGTTGGACACGAACATCGGGACGCCCGCGGCGCCCATCAAGACGTGGGCGGAGTTCCGCCGACGCGTCGCCCTCTTGGCCGTGTCGATGAACGTGTTGATCGCGAGCGATCTCCCCGAGGTCATCGACGGCTCATTCGGCGCGGCTCCGGGAGTCACCGATCCGGTCCTCACGATCGAAGGCGTTCCGACCGTTCTCGTTGCAGGGAGCACTGCGAGCACGTTCGTCGCGCCGAACCCTGGTGCGAATACGAAGGGGACGACTGCCATCACCGGTGTCGACCTCTCGCTCTACGTGAAGAACTTCCTGCGCATCGTCGGGAGCAGTCAGGTTGTCCCCATCACCGGGTCTTCGGGGCAGACCGCTACCCATGGCTATTGGGCGGCACCCGTCTTCGATCTCTCGACTCCTGCGAACGGTACGGCAGTCGAGGTGATCTCGATCCCGACTGCCCTGACCGTACAGATCGAGTCGAGGATCCCGGTCACCGTGAAGTACATCCGTTGCTCGGATTCAAACTTCAACCGGATCCCCTGTATCTCGGCAGCGTTCTACAAGCTCCCCGTCGCCAACGGGAACATCTCGTGGCTCGCTTGTGGGTTCGTGGGGAACGTCCGAACTCGCGGTGTTCTGAATCTCTTCAGCGGCTGCCACATCGATGGGAGCGGATTCGGGCTCATTCCTTCGGACAACCACCCCATGTACTGGCTCGGTGGTGGGTCGACCGGGAACATCTCGGCGAGCTCGGGGGGACACGTCATCTTCGACGGCTTCGTGATCACCGACTCGACCAACGGCACCGGTCTCGTCGTGTCGGCAGGGACCCTCGTCGAGGAGAGCCCGAAGGGGCTCGGCGTCTTCGCGACCAAGGCGAACGCCGATGGCATCCTCGTTCAGACCATGGGCGTCTATCGGTCGTACGGGTCGAGCGTGTCGACGTGGGGTGTCAACACGCGCTACGGGGTGAACGTGACAGGTGGCGGGCGCTTCGCTTCCGCCGGTGCGTCTCTCCCGTCGATCACCGGTGCCACCGGAGACCTCATCGTCGACGGGGCGACAGCGCTCGTCGCGCCCCCCACGGCGGGCGGCGTGTGGGCTGGCGCCGTCGACCTCACCGGGATCAACGGTGCGGGCTGGACCAAGTGGTCCAACGGCGGGAAGAAGTTCGTGCACTACGGGACGCTGTCGTCCATCACCAACTGAGGAACCTCCATGCGCATGCTCATCGCTCTCTCGCTCGTCCTCGTTGCACTGCTCCCCGGCTGCTGCACCGCTCCGAGCGCGTGCACTCCGCTCCCCACCGCGTACGAGGATGCGAAGGCAGAGGACGAGGCAACGGGTGCGCAGACTCCCTGCGGTCGTGCGTGCTCGCAGCTCCGCACCCTCGGGTGCTCGGAGGGCTTCCAGCCGAAGGGTGGCGACACGTGTTACCGCACGTGTTCGAACGACGCTGCGACCGGTGCTCCCTCGCTCCCGGTGCAGTGCGTGATCAAGGCGAAGACCGTTGACGCCGTGAGGAAGTGCCAGGGGATCGCCTGCGAGAAGGCGTGATCGGTCGCGCTCGAGGAGTAGCGTGACCTCCATGGCGCGCACGACCCCCGAGCTTCACCGAGGCCACGATGGGAAGTTCCGCCCCCGTCCGGGGGCGAGGGGCTTCCGGGCACCTCCCCCGCCTGTTCCTGGGCCCCTCCCGACGACTTCGGAGAGCACCCAGGCTCGTAGACCCTACCGGGTCAACCAGCCTGCGGGGAGCGTTCCGGAGGGCGAGGAGTGATGGCCCGCTATGCCTTCGGCACCGACGTTGCGCGGTGGCAGGGAGTCGTCGGGTGGCAGAGCGCGATCGACGCGGGTGCGAGCTACACGTGGATCAAGGTCACCCACGGGCTCGGCGGAGTCGATCCGAGCTTCAAGGCGAACTGGCTCGGGTCTCGCGACCTCATGGCCAAGGTCTACGACCCGGGGACCGATGAACTCGTCGAGGTCCCGTTCGCGCGCGGAGGCTACATCTGGTTGACCGGTGCAGATCCGGTCGCTCAGGTCGAGGCCTGCGTGCGTGCGATCGAGAGCGTGGGGGACGACGCGGAGCTCCCGCTCGGGATCGATCTCGAGGACATGGGCATCCCGTACAGGGGTGCGGCGCTCGCGGAGCACGCGCTCAAGGCTCTCCGTCGCGCACGCGAGCTCACCGGTCGTCTCCCGCTGCTCTACACGGGTCGGTGGTACTGGAACCTCCAGGTCGGCGTCGGAGTCGACGTCTCGGAGATCCTCGACTACCCGCTCTGGCACTCGCAGTACCCGAAGGTGCGGCTCTTCGACGCGCGCGCTTGCGGCTTGAACCCTCCCGAGCTCCTCGATCCGACGCTCCCGGAGATGTGGGTTCGCGCGGGTCTCCGCGAAGCGGTGTACCAGTGGGACGGCGATGGTGGATGCACGCTCCCGAACGGAGTCGACGTCGACTACAACCGCATGCTCGCGAGGACGTTCTTCCAGCTCACGGGCTACCCGTGCACGGTGCCGTTGATCCCGCTCCCGGGGCGCAACGACACGCCGCTCGAGGGGCAGGATCTCCGATCCTTCCTTCGGACCTTGGCGCGCGACGACTGACGCGGCATCACGCGTCCATGTCGATCTTCAACCTCTCGCTCCTCTTCATGTCCTTCGCGCAGCGCGGCGAGTACGCCGTCATCGCGGAGCGCGCTCCTGTCGTCGCCGAGGCGGCGCGACTCGCCGTCGAGGAGCTCGGACCCGTCTTCGATGGACCCGACGGCGTCGAAGCGAGCGAGAAGCTCCTCGTGCGCATCGCCTACCTCGAGTCGCGCGGTGACTTCCGCGCCGTCTCCAAGGACGGGCGCGACTCGGGCATCCTCCAGCTCAGGGATCTCGCACCCGATCTCCGCAAGCTCGTCCTCTCGAGCGCGATCATCGGGATGCTCGAGGGCTATCGGGCGCTGCACCTCCACCGGAAGACATGCGGCGGGACCGCGGAGCGTTGGCTCGGGTCCTTCGCGTCTGGGAAGTGCGGTGGTGCGCCGAAGGTCGCGCGCGTGCGTTGCGCCACGCTCGGTCTCTGCGAGCGCACGTGATAGACCAGAGACGACGAGCATCTTCCTCTCGGGAGCGCCGCACGGGCAGTCGACGTGCGGCGCTCCTTCTTTTTCGCGTATGGTCTGCACCTCTCACGGAGGCGCAGCATGTCCAACAAGATTCCGACCAACATCGTCGTGTTCGATCCCAAGGGTGACTATTGGGAGGGTGCTCTCGTCGACGAGCACACCGCGATGGTCCTCAACGCGCGCGGAGCGGTGGTGCTCCCGACGTCGCCGGAGCTCTTCCGGATCTCCGGCATCGGGGGCTTCATGAAGCGCTCGTGGGGGAGCGGGATCGTCTTCGACTACCCGACCCCGCGCGTCATCGCACCGCTGTCGATCTACGTGACCCCGGAGCTCCGCACGCTCACGTGGGCAGCGCGGTTGATCCGCGAGCCCGGCTCGGAGGATCGCAACGTCATCGGCCAGCTCCGTCTCGTCTCTGACAGCGCGCAGCCGAGCTCGACGCAGGGTGGAGTCGGCGCGCACGAGCTGTCGTCGCGCGACGGTCGCTTCGCCAACGTGATCAACATCCAGGAGATCCAACCCGACGAGGCCGGGAACCTCATCGCGCGCGGGGTCTCGCGCGTCGTTGCGAGCGCTCCGGGGATCTCCGGCGTCGGCTTGTACGGCACCGGTCAAGGCGTTCGGCTACTGTGGGCTGCGGTCAGTCTCTCGGAATGACGACGGAGGACGGCGATGCGGTTCATCAGGAAGTTCTCGGTGTGGAAGGGTGCCGGTGCTCCGGCGAACGCCGACGTGTTCGCGGTCGCGGCTCCCCCGACTGCCGTGCCGAACGCGTCGATGAACCGTCTGGTCACGATCCCGACGCGTGATCAGGCGGGGTGGCCGGTCCACCGCATCGCCGTCGCCTACAAGTCTCCCGGCGGCGCGACGGTCCCGAAGGGGTTCCTCTACGCCTACGACGCCGAGACCGACGCGTGGTTCAAGCTCAATCCCACGGCCGGGACCGATCTCACGGCGAACGCCATCACCTTCTTCGACTCCATCATCCCGGTCGATCAGCCGGCGACGCGCGCGAAGATGGACGGGCAGTCGATGACCGGTCGGTCACTCTCGCTGTACCTCGATGTCACCGATCCCGGGACGTTGAACGACGGCGAGCACATCTTCGCGATCACCGGCGACCTCACCACGGACGGCACGTGATCGCTGAGCTCGTGACGCGAGCCCGGAGGCGCATCGGGCTCGCGTTCATGCGCGCGGGTTTCGTGATCGCGGGTGTCGGAGATCCCTTCGCACCGGAGATGCCGGGTGAGGATCCCCCGCTCCCCGACTACGACGCCGAGCCCGAGGCATCGAGCGCTCACCCCGACGTGACCCTCTCGCCGAAGGCCGAGGAGATGATCGTCGAGCGTGAGCCGACTCGGGCGGAGAGCGTGGACCCGAAGCCTCTCTCAGGTAGCTTGCGCTCGAGGATGCGTTCGCGTTGAGAGGGTTCGGATGCCGCTCAAGGACTTCTACACTTCGACCTTCGGTGCGTCGACCCTGCGTTGGGGGCCGATGTCCTCGTTCGGTGGCCGCTCGCACATGGAGAGCGACCGCTTCAAGGATCTCGATCGACGGCAGCAGTTCTACGACTGCACCCAGCACGACTGGAAGCGCTTCGACTTCGACGGGCGGTTGACCACTCCGGGGATCCGTGGAGCGGTGCAGCCGCTCATCACCTCGGAGAAGGTCTCGTGGTACGTCCCGCTGTCGCAGCGTCGCCCCTCGGCTCCCTATCGCCTCGGCAAGGTGATCACCGACAGCTTCACGAACCTCCTCTTCGGCGACAACCACTTCCCCGAGATCGGGTGCTACGACCCGAACACGCAGGACTTCGCTCGCACGATCGCCACCGTGGGATCGCTCCCCGTGAAGTTGATCCGAGCACGCAACATCGGCGGGTCGACCGGCACGAGCGCGATCTCCTGGTCGTTCATCAACGGCAAGCCGCGCTACGAGGTGCACCACGGCAAGCACCTCTTCGTGCATGAGTGGGAGGATCGCGAGGAGCTGATCCCGCGACACGTCTCGGAGATCTACTGGTACCCGCAGGACGACTACGACGCGCAGAAGCGGAAGATCGTCAAGAACTGGTACTGGTATCGCCGCGATTGGCTCCCCGACGCCGACCTCGTCTTCATGCCCGTGCTCGTGCAAGCCGGCGGAGGTGAGCCGGTCTGGGAGCCCGATCCGAACCGCTCCGAGGTGCACAACGACCACCGTTGTCACCTCACCTGGATTCAGAACCTTCCGAGTGAAGAGATCGATGGGCTCCCCGATTACGAGGGACTCTACGACTCCTTCGACGCGCTCGACCTCATTCACTCCGTGCTCGTGCGCGGCACGACGCTCAACCTCGATCCGACGCTGGTCCTCAAGATGGACCCCGACTTGATCAACCGTGGTGGCGTCTCCAAGGGCTCCGATGCGGCGCTCAAGGTCGGCGAGTCCGGCGATGCCAAGTACCTCGAGATCGCCGGGCAGGGCGTCACCGCAGGCCTCGCCCTCTTCGAGGAGATGCGCCGCACCACGCTCGAGGCGGCGCAGTGCATCGTCCCCGATCCGGCGACGATCGCATCGCAGGGGATGAGCTCCTTGAGCATCAAGGCCATCTTCGCGCCGATGCTCGCGAAGGGTGACGTGCTCCGGGAGCAGTACGGCAAGGCCATCCGGTGGTCGCTCGAGGGTCCCTGCACGATCGCCCGTGCGCGCATGCGCTCGAGGTTCGCGATCGTCGACGACGTCACCGGTGAGGAGATCACCGGGGATGACGGATTCCCGGTCGAGGTCGAGGAGTTCGTCGATCTTCCTCCGCGCGTGGAGACGAAGCAGGTCGTCGACGAGCTCGATGGGAGCGCGCGCACGGTCACGATCGTCACGCCTCGCGATCCTGGCGAGGGTGAGACGATCGATCTCCGGTGGGGTCCCTGGTTCCCCCTCACACCCGACGATCAGCAGAAGCAGGTCACCACGCTCGCCACGGCGACCGGGGGGAAGCCCTTCATGTCCTCGGAGACGGCTGCCGAGATCAACGCACGGACCTTCGGGCTCGACCCGGAGCTCGAGCGTCGGCGACTCGAGGACGACGAGAAGCGCGCTGCCGAGCGTCGCACCGCGGAGGCGTCGGCATTCGACGCCGACCTCGGCGGACGCATGGGGTGATCGATGCCCGCGTCACCGGCCATCCGGCAAGCGCGGGCTGCGCTCTTCCGCAGCCGGAGCGACGCCTACGACCTCGCATCCTCCGCGGGTGACAAGGAGACCCGTAGGGTGCTCGAGAAGGCCGAGCGAGACCTGCGCGTGAGGCTCAAGCAGGCAGAGTCCCTCTCGGGTCCCGGAGCCGGCTCCTTCACGGCGACTCAACTCCGCGGCACGCTCGCGCAGGTCCAGGCAGTCCTCGCCGACGTCAAGCGCGGGATCAAGGAGACGGTCGTCGACAAGGCCAAGGATCAGGCGATCGAGGCCTCCGACGACGTCGTGGAGTACCTCGCCAAGGCCGACCGGGCGTTCAAGGGCATCGCCCAACCGCTCGCGATCAACGAGGCGGCGATGATGGAGCGCGCGGTCTCCGGGGTTCAGTCTTCTGCCCTCCGCCGACTCGTCTACGGGGTCGACAACACGGGAGCGGCGAGCGTTGGGGTGAAGGTCCAGGCAGGTGTCCTCGCGCGCTATGGCGAGGCCGTGGTGGGGAAGTTCGAGGAGGAGCTCCGCACCGCGCTCGTCGCACGCAAGCCATGGGACGAGGTGCGCAACGCGCTCATCGCGCAGTCGCCGTTCCTCCAGGGAGCTCCGGCATTCTGGGCGCAACGCATCGTCCGCACGGAGCTGATGGGTGCCTACAACCGCGCGGGGTGGGAAGCGACGAAGGCTGCCGATGACGAGCTCGGCGACGTCGTGAAGATCCTCTCGGCGACCTTCGACAACCGGACGGGTGCCGACTCCTACGCGGTGCACGGTCAGATCCGACGCGTCACGGAAGCCTTCCAGTGGTGGGAGGGGAGCTACATGCACCCGCCGAACCGCCCGAACGATCGGGAGGTCGTCGTTCCTCACCGACTCGCGTGGCCGATTCCCGAGTACCTGACGTGGAGGAGCGACGGCGAGATCTCCGCGAGGTGGCGCGCGCTCGGGCGTCGTGGCTCTCCGCCGTCGCGCCCGAAGATGACGACGGTCCCGCTCTCGAAGTTCGGCAAGGAGCAACCGCTCCCCGATCGCTTGAAGGCTCCGAGCGAGGGTGAGAACTTCAGCGACGAGGGGTGAGCGGTGTAGTCCTCGGAACGTTCCGAGGAGGACCGCGCTATGGCTCGAAACCGTCTCCCCATGACGAACCCCTACGACCCGGCGCGGTTCGCCTCCGAACCTCGCCCGGAGGGGCAGCCCATCATCGACAAGGCCGGCAACTACATCGAGCCGCCCCCCGCCAAGGAGTACCGCGCGCGTCGCGATGACGACGTCGAACGTCTCCGCGACCACGTCGGCATCGAGGGTGGCAAAGTGCACCCGTCGACCAGGGGACCCTCGCACCAGTGGCCGAAGGTCGAAGCTCGTAAGCCGTTCAAGGTCTGAGGGAGGACTCGATGGCCAAGTGGATCGTCGCGCGCACCATCCGTCGTGGGACTTCGTACATCGTCGCCGGGACCATCCTCGACGACGCTCCTGCGCCTTTCAACAAGCGGGTCCTCGATTACACGTTCGGCACGTCCCTCGTCGTCGTCTGATCTCGCCGGAGACGTGCTCTTGACGCCGGGGATGAGTCATCATCCCCGGCGTTCACGTTCACTCACGCGAGGAGATCGACATGGCAGAAGGCAACACCCCGGGCAACGGCTCGACCTCTCCGTTCGGCAACGGAGCCGGCGCGACGCAGACCGCGGGTCCCGCGCGAGGCGGGAACGACTTCACGACCAACCCGAACGGCAACGGGACTCCTCCCGGCCGCTTCGCCGAGCCGGTCAACCGCCCCCAGAAGGGTCGCGCCGACGGGTGGAACCCCGACACCGTCCCGAAGGGTGGGCGACTCCCGTTCGTCGACCCCTCGTCGCGTCAGGGTGCTTCTCTCCAGGTCGCGGGGAGCGCCAAGAAGCCCTATCGCCTCGGCGGCGAGCAGGCTCCCTCCGCGGGCGGCAGCTCGCCCATGGTGCTCTCGCAGGGTCCCGCCGAAGCGGGCTCCGTGCCGGGTGAGGAAGGCGCCGAGTAATGGCCAGCAGCGGCGTCGTCATCCTCGACGGCACGCTCGAGGCTGGCCCTCCGGCCGTCACGAGCGGGGTCTTCCCTCGCGGGGCGACGTCGCTCCCCGTGCAGCTCCGTTCGGGCTCCACGGGGAAGTCGGCTCCGCTCCAGACCGGCGACATGGTCACGGAGCTCGCGTCGTCCGGTGCGTTCGTCGCGCTCGATGGCATCGGGACCGGCAAGAGCGTCCCCAAGGCGAACTTCCTCCTCGCGCAGACCGCGGTCCCGATGCAGCTTCGGCTCACGATGAAGGACCCTGGCGGAGGCGCAGACCTCGTCTCCGTCCTTCCGATCAACGGTCCGCTCCTCGTCGAGTTCGACGACGCTGGGTACCTCAAGGGACTCGAGGCCAAGGGCTCGGGGACCGTGAACTGGTACGCGAGCGGATCGCAGTAGTAGCAATCGCTCCAGTCCCATCCGCGCGATGCGCGGTGACGAGAAAGGCATTCCGACATGAGCATCGCGGAACTCACCGAAACGGGTGGCAAGGCTTCGTTCAACAAGGTCGACCCGAACTCCCTCCCCGACCGTCTCCGGTCGATCAAGTTCGGCGACGTGCTCCGCGCGCTGCCGACGACGCTGGTCGGCAGGGCTGCGGCCGCGCACGACGGGTACAACGTCTCGACCCTCCAGAAGATCGCGACCGCGGAGGATGCGCGCGCCGCTGCGATCCTCCGCGCCACGGTGCGCGCGGGTGGCGTCACCGGTGAGCTCACGCCGCAGGCGTTCGGCACGACCCCCGCGACGACCCAGATCGCGGTCGCGCCGAACGGCGAGATCGTGGTCCTCGGCACCGACGCGATCACCGACATCGACGTGCTCTACGTCCCCGCGAAGTACGAGACCATCGAGCTCGAGCTCCCGGTCGCGACCGGCCTCCTCGTCATCCCGTCGCAGTACGTGACGAAGAAGGTGCTCTTCCTGATGGAGGCCGAGATCACCGCGGGCTCCGTCACCGGCAAGAAGGTCGTCCTCGTCCCCGCCGCGGGTCTCCCCGCGACGCTCCAGGCGCGCCTCACCGTCGCCCGCGATCAGGTGCAGTTCAACCACGCGACCGACGCGGGTACGAAGGCGCGCATCAAGCTCGCCGTCGCCCCCGACGTCGACCTCGACGCGGTGCTCACGAGCGTCTCGGCCTTCTGACGAGGGCTTGGCATCCATGAAACGGGAGTGGTCGGATCGCGACCACTCCCGTTTCGTTTGCAGTTCACAGAGGAGATCGCATGGACCCGGACAACGAGACCACCAACGGAGGCGCAACTCCGGAGACGACCACCACCACGGAGAAGCCGGCTGCGACCCCGCCCGCTGGCGCTGCTCCCGCGGCGACGCCACCGGCCCCGCCGGCCAACGCTGCACCTCCCGCCGCACCCGCCCCGAAGGGTGGCGACGAGGAGATGGTGACCATCCCCAAGCGCGAGCTCAACTCGCGCATCGAGCGCGCGAAGAAGGGAGCACTCAAGGAAGTCTTCGGGGAGGACGTCGACCCCGAGACGGCCAAGCAGAAGGCGACGAAGGCCAAGGAGCTCGAGGCACAGGCCGAGGAGCAGCGTCGTCAGCAGCTCACCAAGGAGCAACAGCTCGAGGAGGATCTCCGCAAGGAGCGCGAGCAGCGCACCGCGCTCGAGACCAAGCTCCGCGAGCGTACGCGGAAGGAAGTCGCGCAGCGTGAGACGCAGCGCATCTCGTCGATCGCGACCAAGCACATCGACCCCTCGATGGCGGAGTTCGCGCTCCCGAAGTTCCGCGCGCACCTCAAGACGCTCAAGCGCGCCGAGATCAACGCGATGACCGACAAGGACATCGAGAAGTTCTTCGCCGAGCTCGTGAAGAAGAACCCGCGTTTCGCGCGTCAGTCGACGGCACCCGCGCGCAACGTGGAGCGCCGGCCGGTGACCAACGGTTCGCAGCCCAACAAGCCCGTGCCGCATGGATCGGGTCAGGGTGCGGCGTCGCCGAAGACGGCCCGCCCCGGGCAGCCGAACTCGATGACGAAGGCCGAGATCCGCGAGAAGTTCGGCGTCGGGTGGTGACCACTCCTCGGAACGTTCCGAGGAGTCAGACGGCCGGAGGGCGACACCCTCCGGCCGTTCGCTTTCTTGCGACACCGATCGTGCGCTCGTAGAGTCCGAGGCGAACCGAATCGGAGCACCGCCTCAAAGACCCCGACCCGCGACCGCCCGCGAGCAAACGGCGAGACCCAAGGGGAATGAGAGGTCGACGCGCCGAGCAACGCTGAGCCACACCGGCTCGCGAAACCTCGCACGGAGGCACTCATGGGTCTCGCAACGTCCGTCCCCCCCGCCCTGGTCGATCTTCAGCAGAAGGGGCTCCTCGAGCGCGCCTTCCACGACGGTCTCTACCCCAACCTCGCCTTCCGCGCGGAGGCGATGCCCGAGGAGTGGCCGGCGAACACCGGTACCGAGATCTTCATGACTCGGCCCGGCCTCCTCAAGCCGGCGACCAAGCCGCTCCCCGTCGGCACCGACCCGACGCCGAAGACCATCCCGTACGAGCAGTGGTCGGCCACGCTCGACCAGTACGGTGACACGATCGACGTGCACATGCCGACGAGCGTGACCTCGAACGCGGACCAGTTCCTGCGCTCGATCCACCAGCTCGGTCTCCAGGCCGGCCAGACGGTCAACCGCGTCGCGCGCAACGAGCTGTTCAAGAAGTATCTCGGCGGTCAGACGGTCATGACCGTCGCCGGTATCGCCGGTGACAGCTCGATCAAGGTCGCGAGCCTCAACGGCTTCACCGACGTCGTGGTCCCGGGGACCAACGTCCGCCCGCAGCCGGTGAGCGTGGCCTACCCGCTGCCGGTGAAGATCGGTATCGGCGGTGCGCAGATCACCCGCAACGTCGTCGGCTACGTGCCCGACGATCCCTCCGATGCGTTCGGTCCGGGGACCCTGATCCTCTCGGCGACCCTCGGCGCGGGCTTCGCGGCGCGCACCGCGGTCATCTCCGCGTACGCAGCGCGCATCGTGCGCGCATCGGGTGGCGCGAGCGTCGACTCCATCTCCTCGACCGACACGTTCACCCTCCAGATGGTGATCAACGCGGTCGCCTTCCTCCGCCGCGCGAACGTGCAGCCGCACGAGGACGGCTTCTACCACGCGCACATCTCGCCGCTCTCCAACTCCCAGGTCTTCGCCGACCCGGTGTTCCAGCGTCTCAACCAGTCGCTGCCGGAGCACGCGATCTACAAGGAGGGCTTCATCGGCCACATCTCCGGCGTGATGTTCTTCATGAACACGGAGAGCCCGGAGCCCGAGAACAGCGGCGACCGCACGCCGACCGGCACCAAGGCGTACTACTCGGCCGAGCTCGGTGCCGAGACCACGAACGAGAGCGGGTACAACATCGGCCGCGTGCTCATCACGGGCAAGGGCTGCATGTACGAGAAGTACCTCGACGAGTCGCAGTACCTCACCGAGGCAGGTGCGCAGGGCAAGATCGGCGAGTTCGACGTCGTCAACAACGGCATCAACATCCTCACCGAGCGCATCCGCCTGATCCTCCGCGCGCCACAGGATCGTCTCCAGCAGAAGGTCTCGGTGACGTGGTCGATCTCGACCTCGTTCCCGGTGCCGAGCGACATCACCGCGCCGTCGGGCCCGGAGCGCTACAAGCGCGCAATCGTCCTCGAACACGCGATCTGACGCGAGCTGCACGGGAGTAGCGGGGCCCCACTCGGTTTGAAACCGGGTGGGGTTTCTGCTTTCCTCCGCCGCGGAGGCACAGCAGCAACATGGCCCGCAATCACCCGAACCGCTCGAACAACGTCACCACGAAGCCTGCCGATCCGTCGAACGAACCTCCCGTCGAGAACGAGGAGGATGGTGCCGGCGAGGAGGGTGACGACGAGGAGCCCGAGCTCCCGATCGTCGATGGCGTCGGTGCAGGGACCATCGATCCGAACCTCGCCCCCGCGCTGATGCCCGGTGGTGCTCCAGGGTTCATCTCCGACGCGGAGACGGCTGTCGGTGGCGCGAAGCCGATCGGTGCGTGGAAGGCGTCGGAGCCGGTCGCCGGTCCGAAGTCCTTCATGGTCGTCAACGGTGGTCGCGTCCTCATCGACGGAGGCCTGACCATGATCCGAGCTGGGAAGGTCGTCTCGGAGCTCACCCACGACCTCGAGCATCTCCGCGCTCAGGGCATCATCTTGGAGCCCTTCGAGCCGAAGTCGTAGCGTACGGGACGTGTCGTTCACCGAAGACGAGAAGGTCAGGATCCGGAAGCACCTCGGATACCTCAACGTGCAGGAGGCGCAGACCTTCCAGCACGGCTTCCCGGCCGGCGTGCAGACGCAGTTCATCATCGAAGGAGCGATGAACCGTCTACTCGCCTCGGCCGAGGCTGCGGTGAGAGACACGCTCGCGCAGCTCGATGAGATCGAGAAGGGTCTCTTCTGCAACATCGACAACGTCGAAGTCCTCGCGGTCGACGAGATGCAGATGAACCCGAAGGCCTTCGAGAAGCGGCTCCAACGCTACTTCTTCTTTCAGGGCACCCTCGCCAACTTCTTCGGCACCTTCCCGAACCCGAACGACCTCCGCTTCGTGGGTCTCACGGGTGGTGGGGTCAACGTCCCGGTCATCCACTGAGGTCTCCCATGCGCGCGTTCCTCGCCCTCACCTTCGCGACCGTCCTCGGCTTCATCATCGCCTCCGCCTGCACCCCGACCCAGCGTGCCGCGGGTCGGGCGGTCGTCTCCGCCGTCGACGCGGCGTGCGTCGAGATCGGCGAGAGCGGGGGTGTCATCTGCGCCACTGCGGAGGAGCTCGCGCCGTTCGCCAAGCTCATCCTCCGGTCGAGGAAGATGGCTGCGGCAGCGGCCGCATCCGCCGCGGAGTCGGCCGCTGCCTGCCCGTCGCCCGGAAAGGCCCCTCCCGTGAGCCCGGCGACCCCGGCCGGGTCGTAATCCCATGGCGCGCTCCCCCCGTGCCCTGACGCCGGCGGAGGCCAAGGGCTCCCTGGTGCACCGGCTCTCGGGGGTCGTGGACCGGGTCCGGCAGATCCCGGTCAATCTCGGCCTCCGTCCCTTCCGGGTGTTCCTGGTCTGGACGAAGGCGAGCGGCGACGAGCGCGGCGAGGGTCGAGAGGTCGTCCAGCGTCGCTTCGAGCTCTTGCCCGTCCCGAAGGTCGACTCGCTCGACTCGCTGGCGCTCTCCCCCACTGCGGCGGGCGTCGTGCCCCTCGGGTCCATCCGCGTCTCACGCATCACGGCGTCGCTCAACGAGGACATCCTGCGTGGGCGGTCCATTCCGTCGGAGCAGGAGGTGACGCTCTGCGGGTGCAAGGTCCACGAGTGGGCGACCGACAAGGACTGGATGCACTTGCCCGAGCGCTGGACCTTCTTCTTCGAGGTCGTCGAGGACGGGCGCTCCGGTGGCACCCCGACCCGCTCGCGCTTCCGACCCGCGTCGCCGCCGGTGCGCCGCGCCGGGAAGGTCGACTGGCAGGTCATCCTCGAGCGCGTCATGGAGGACACCCACCCCGTGACGGGCGAATCGCAGCTCGGCGACGACGACGACTAACATCGTCCGGGTGATCACCTTCGACATCTCCGAGGTTCCCGAGTTCCAGCGGTGGCTGAACTCGAAACTCGAGCGCGGTGTGCGTCGGGGGTTCCACTCCGCGGCGCTCCGAACCGTCGCGCACATCCAGACGGTCCTCATCCCTCGTGAGAAGCGGAAGCCCGTCGACATGGGCATCTACCGCGCAGCGTGGCGCGTGGTGATCGCCAAGGGATCGACGCCACGCGTGGAGATCGTCAACAACGCTCCGCACGCACCGCTCATCGAGTACGGGGTTCGCGCGGCGAACGTCAAGCCGGGTCGGAAGATGCTCGACGCGTTGACGGCTTGGGTGAAGCGCAAGGGCATCTCGGGTGGATCGCAGAAGGTCCACCCGGCCTTGAAGGAAGACCTCCCGGCGAAGCCTCCGAAGGAGCGCGACGTGGCAACGTCCTCCGGCGATGTCACCGCGTTCCCCGAGCTCAAGAAGCTCGTCCGGCAGCTCAAGAAGATGATCCAAGCGATCCGCTCGGCCACGCAGCGCAAGGGAGACGTCTCGGTCGCTCCTGCGGTAGGAGATGCCGACGCCGAGCGGATCGCGTGGGCCATCGCGATGTCGATGAAGAAGCACGGCATCTTCAACGAGGGGAAGGGACTCCGCATCGCCCAACGCGCTCGAGCGGTTCTCGTCCGGCAGTTCATCCGCGCCGAGGTCATCCGAGAGCTACAACGGGAGTTCTCATGAAGATCACCGACGTCATCCGCCGTCTGGTCGCGAACACCGTCGCCGGCGACGTGTACCCGCGGCGCGACGATCCGAGCGTCGAGACGACCGACGGGCGGACGTACGCGCTCCGCGCGCTCCGCGCCTACTTCGAGGAGCTCACCTTCTGGCGCTCGGGTGGCGTGGGCAAGCCACCGGTCTCCTTCACCCTCAAGCCTCAAGCGGTGGGGTCGGGGGACGTCAAGCCGAGGGTCTTCATCGAGGAGGCCGGGACGCAGGAAGATCTCGTGCTCCCGTGCTGCGTCATCTCTGCGCCGACCCCGGGCGACCACGTGGTGTGCGCTCTCCAGCCGTACGTGATGGATGACACGCGCGACGTCTACGGGCGCGGGACGGTCCTCCAGAATCTCGGGACCGACTACCGCGAGACGTTGCAGCTCGAGCTCTTGGCGGGTGAGCGCGCCGAGCGCCGAGCCCTCATCCGGGGGCTCCGGCGGGCGCTCCAGCCGCACGAGGACCGAGCATCGTTGCGCCTGCGGATGGCGGGTTACTACGACCGCGTGGCCAGCTTCACCCTCCTCAACTCCCAGATCGTCGAGACGGAGGTCTCGCTCGGGCGGCGCAAGGCCGTCCTCTCCGTGGAGCTGCGCTTCACGGAGGTCGAGCTCGTGAACGCGGTCACCTTCCGCCCGCAGATCGATACCCAGGTCACCACCTGAACTTGGGGGGTGCGGGATCCCCGTGCGAGTCTCCGCGTCAGGTCTGACCCCGCGGAGGATCCCTCATGTCCGTCTTCGTTCGTCGTTTTCTCACCGACCCCGGGGACGAGGTCTTTCTCGAGATCGAGTCGGTCAACATCCTCGACCTCGAGCCCCCGGCGAGCATCACCGGCCTCGGCTCCGGGACCGCGATGATCGTCGGCGAGTTCGAGAACGGTCCTTTCAACACCCCGACCGAGCTCGCGAGCGCCGACGATCTCCTCTCCACGTTCGGGGGCTTCGGCTTCACCCGCAACGGTGTGGTGGGCTGCGACCCGTGCGCGAGGTCGCGCAAGGCCGACGCCGCCATCAACGCGGAGACCTGGAACGGCAACGGGCACGTCCAGCTCTCGGGGAAGAAGTTCAAGCGGCTCGTGCTCGTGCGCGTCGACACATCGGTCGGCACGGTGCAGTTCACCCGCCTCTCGAGCGCGAAGGGCAAGGCAGCCTTCGCGTACAACCTCGAGCCCGGACAGCTCCTCGCGATCAAGCTGAACGGGGCGGGCGCGGTCAACGCCACCTTCACGGCGACCGCTGCGACCGTCACCGGCGTCGGTGGTGTCTACCCGTCGACCTTCGCGGGTGGTGAGACCCTCACGCTCGGCTTCGACGACTCGAGCCTCAACCCGGACTTCACCGTGACCTTCCTCGCCGCCGATCAGAGCGCGGCGCAGGTCGCGGCCCGGATCAACATCTACGCCGGCTTCACCTTCGCCGACACGAGCGGCGGGCAGCTCCGCTTCACCGCTCGCAAGCGCGGCGCGCAGTCGCAGGTGCGGATCGTCGGCGGGAGCACCGGTGTCCTCGCGAAGCTCGGGCTCACCGCGGCGAACACCAACGGCACGGGCAACGTCAACGACATCGACTCGGTGAAGTTCTCCGAGCTCAAGTCGATCGTCGAGGGAGCCGTCGCCGGGACCACCGTCGACCAGGACAGCACGGGCGCTCCGCGCATCATCGCGACCACCGCGGGGGTGACGCTCGAGGTCGCGACCACGAGCACGGCGGATGACTTCGGCTTCTCCGAGGGAGTCGTCTACGACGGCACCACGGGCAGCGCCGGGACCATCCCCGCGGGGACGCTGGTGCAGAACTCCGGTGCGACCGTGAAGCTCGTGACGATGCAGGACATCGACGTCACGACGAGCGCGGGACCCTACTCGGTGAAGGTCCGTCACGCGACCGACGACGGGTCGGGCATCTCCGCCAACGCGGGGACCATCACCGTCGTCTCCGGTGTCGACCTCGCAGCCTTCGCGGTGACCAACCCCTCGCTCATCCCCGCGGCGCTCTCCGAGAGCGCGATCGACTCGGCCTACGACACCGCGTTCGACTCGACGCTCGACCCCGCGACGGTGGCCAAGGAGGTCAACCTCGTCTGGTCGGCGCGGCAGTCGAACTCCATCCGTCGGAAGGGTCTCTCCAACGTGCTCGACGCCTCGGCGAACGGCATGCAGGGACGTCTCTTCTTCGGCCGCCCGCCGATGGGAACCCCGAAGACGGGTCTCGTCTCCACGACCGCGGAGCCGGGAGTCGGCGCGTACCGCGATCAGCGCTTCGTCTACTGCGCTCCCGGCGTCACCACGAAGATCCGCGACATCGCGACGCGTGGGACTGGTGGCGGGACCGGCTTCACGGCAACCGGCATCGTCGACGTCGGATGGGACGGCTTCGTCGCCTCCATCTGCTCGCAGCTCGCGCCCGAGGAGGATCCGGGTCAGTCCACGAGCTACGCGGTCAACGCCATCTCGCTCGAGTCCTACTGGACCGGGAAGACCCTCAAGATGGCCGACTACATCACGTTCAAGAAGAGCGGCGTTTGCGCGCCGTCCTTCGACGGTGGGCTCGCGACCATCCAGTCCTCGGTCACGTCGGTCGATCCCACGGTCCACCCGGGGCTCACCGACATCAACCGTCGCCGCATGGCGGACTTCATCCAGGACTCGATCGCAGCGCGCGCCAAGGCCTTCGGCAAGCTGCTCTCGCGCAAGGTCGTGAGGAAGTCTCTCCTCGGCGAGATCAAGATGTTCGCCGAGACGCTGCTCTCCCGCACCGATCCCTCCAAGCAGCGGATCTACGGGTACACGTTGAGCGACAAGGCGAACACCGCCGCGTCGCTCGGCAAGGGTCTCTACCGAATCGTCCTCGACGTGCGGAGCCTCTCGAGCCTCAAGGCGATCGTCATCGCGACGACGATTGGGCCCGAGGTCACCGTCGAGGAGATCATTCCCGAGGCAGCGTGAATCGCTGAGAAGGAGAGTCGACGATGTCGCGCGCACGAGGGCAGGAAGTGACGGTCATGTTGACCCGCGGAGGTGTGCTCGAGACCGAGTTCACCGACGTCATGAACTTCAACACCGAGGACATGGTCGAGACGAAGGAGCAGGGCTTCCTCGGCCAGATGTCGAAGCAGTTCGACATGATCTACAACGGCTCGAAGTTCGACTTCGAGATGCAGGTGCACTCGACCGACTGGTGGAAGTTCAAGGAGGCAGTGATCGCGAAGGCGCAGCGGCTCCAGCCCGACCTCGTCTTCAACATCTCCGCGCTCCTCGAGTTCGACAACGGTCAGAGCGCGCTCGTGACGTTCCCCGACGTGGCCTTCGGGCCGCTCCCGCAGAACGTTCCGGCGCGCGAGGATTACGTCAAGGTGAAGCTGTCGGGCTCTTGCTCGCTCCCGCTCAATCAGCTCTCCTGACGCCAGACAACGGGGGCGCAAAGGAGCGGTCGGGGTTCGCCTCGGCCGCTCCTCACGTGTGAGCCCGCGAAGGTGGAAGGTCTCGCTGCGCCCCCGGCCACCTTCGCGGGCTCGTTACCAACCAAGAGGCGCGCGCAATGCCCAACCCCCCCGTCGTGGTGCCGCAGAAGCGGCAGTCGTTCACCGAAGCAGTGTCCAAGGCTCGTGCCGAGGAGCGTGGCGAGCCCACGCTGACGCCCGAGGAGGAGAACGCGCTCGACGACCCGAGCGTGCCCTACACCCCCGCGGCGGGCGCGCAATCGCCTCCTCCCGGGTACTCCTCGGAACGTTCCGAGGAGGACGACGACTCGAGCGCCGAGGTCGACGACCCGTCCAAGCTCCCGAGCTGGGTGAAGATCCCGGACGCTCCGTGGACGCTCCCTACCGGCAAGGGGAAGAAGATCATCGCGCTCCGCTTCTTCGCGGACACGACCGACTTCCCGGAGAAGGGTGATCGACAGGTGATCATGTGGTCGCTGACCCTCGCCGACGAGCGCACCGCTCTCCGGCGCGTGCAGGGCCGGCGCGAGCTCCTCCAGCAGGAGTTCACGATGCAGATGATCCGTGCGATCGACGGCATGCCCGTCGACTGGACGCGTCGCAACCGCGCAGCCGATCCCACGGTCTTCTTCGACGAGATCGGGCCGAAGTGCCGCGAGATGATGGAGCGGATCTACAACTCCCACCACAACATGAACCAAGAGGAGCAGGTCGCTTTTTTCGGCAGAGGCATCGCGTTGCTCTCCAGGGGTTGAAGGCGTTCTTCCGGTCTCCATGGGACACGTCCCCTGACCCCGTGGAGCTTGGAGCCTTCATCGAGCGATTCGGTGCTCCCAACGCACTCGCGCGTTGGGCGTGGGCGTTCTCGCACTCCGACCCGAGCGAGATCGAGAGCGCCCGCGACAAGCAGCTCTCCAAGATGGCCCGCTACCACCGGCAGGATTGGGAGCTCATGATGGAGTGGGATCTCGAGGTGTTCTGGCAGCGCTTCCAGGCTGCGCAGGATCTCCTCCGCGAGGAGAGTGCAGCCGCTGCGATCAACGAACACTGATCGCGTGGCTGCTACTCTCCGAGCACGATGAGCAACGGCGGCGACTCGGCAGAGATCAAGGTCAGACTCGTCCTCGACAAGTCGGCCGAGGACGCGACGAAGAAGTTCGTCGAGGAGCTCAAGTCGGCGGAGGTCGCGACCAAGAACCTCCGCAACGAGTTCGCCGGCGAGATGCGCACCAAGGCACCCGGCGCGCTCTCGAAGATCGCCGAAGCGCTGCACATCAACACCAAGGCGACCGACAACTGGAAGGCTGCCCTCGGGATGGCGAAGACCGCGGGCGTCGCTGCCGCCGCGGGAGTCGCCGTCGCCACCACCGCAGCCGCTGCGGCGACCGTCGTCGCCGTCAACGCGTCGCTCGGCAAGCTCGAGAAGCAGAAGGCTCTCGCAGCCGAGCTCCTCTCGCTCGGGTCGAACAAGAACATCTCGACCTCCGCCGCAGCCGACGCCGCGCGCGCCTACGACCGCGACTTCCGCCGCATCGCCATCTCGGCTGGCGTCACGCGTGACGAGGTCCAGGCAGCCTTCACGTCCGTCGCATCGGGCTCCCAGCAGGGCGGGATGGGATGGGTCGCGCGCCTCACCGCGGCGCAGGCGGAGCAGATCACCCGCAACATGAGCGTCGTCGCGCGCGAGGTGCCGGGAGGTCTCTCAGCGCTCACCGCGTCGTACGACGAGCTCAAGAACGGGACCATCCGCTCCGAGAGCGCGATCGTCCAGATGATCACGGCGTCGGGGCGCCTCAAGGGAACGGCGGTCGACGTCTCCCGCCAGCTCCTGATGATGGCCCCGGTCAATCGCCTCAAGGTGGCCGAGGAAGCCATCGCGTCGATGGCGAAGACCTCTCAATTCAAGCCGAAGGGTTTCGAGGGCTTGAAGAACTCCGCGCTCGAGCTCAAGGACTTGATGGCCACGAGCGTCGGCGACCCGATCGTCAACGCGCTCTTGCCGCGCGTGGAGAAGGGCATCAACTACCTCTCGGAGCACGCCGACGACATCGAGAACGCCTTCCGAGACGTCGGTGAGGGACTCGGCAACGCGGCCGACTACGTGGCCGACAAGTTCCAGTGGATCTTCGAGAACAAGGACGCTCTCGCGGCGACGTTCCGCGACGTCTTCGGCGTCATCTCGGACACCACGAAGAACCTCGTCAACAAGGCGGAGCTCCTCGCCGCCAAGCTCGGGCTCGGCGATGCGACCGAGGATCGCGCGAGCGCGAAGGGTATGAAGGGCATCGGGGAGGAATACGCGAAGGAGGCCGGCACCTTCGGCAAGAGCGACAAGGAAGTCGACATGATGATCAAGCGCTTCTCGATGGGAGCGGCGCAGTTCGTCCAGTCCGGCGAGATGACGAACGACGAGATCGATCAGCTCGTGATCAAGATGCGTGACGCGCACAAGGCCGCGGGTGACTTCCAGGGAACGCTCACCCAAGCCGTCGGGGAAGGCTCCGCGTCGAAGTTCGCCGCCGTCTACAACGCAGCGGTGAAGACCCACAACCAAGCGCAGATCGACTACGCGCTCCAGGTGCTCTCGGGCTCGAGTCGGCTCCAGAAGGAGATCCTCTCGGCCGGCTCGGAGATCGAGGGCGGGCTCACTGGCCTCGCGAACATGATGCGGAAGATCGCACCCGAGTTCTCCAAGGACTTGAACGCCGCTGCCAAGACGCAGATCGGCACGAAGGCTCTCCAGCCGCAGGTCAACTTCAACGGCAACACCTTCAACATCCGCCAGGACTTCCGCGACCAGGACCCGGACCGCATCGCCCTGGTCTTCCAGTCCGACATCCTGCGATCGGCGCAGGCGCGGGAGCGATGCCTTTCGGCCTGTGACCGACGTTGTGGTAGCAATCGACCCCGGAGGACGTACCGCTATGCCGCTCACCGACTTCGCCGACGGCGACGAGAAGACGACCGAGGAGACCGAGGACACCAAGGAGCAGGAGGAGAAGGACTGCCCCGAGTGCGATGGTCTCGGCGAGGTCGACGGCGAGCCGTGCGAGACCTGTGACGGGACGGGTGTCATCACCGACGGCGAGGAGTCCGAGGAGGGTGACGAGGAGGAGTCCGAGGAAGAGGACGTCGGTCTCGCCGACGTCGTCGACGCGCTCGGCGATGGGCTCGAGGGTGCCGCCGACGCCATGGAGGAGACCGAGGAGCCCGCGGGTGGTGGCGAGGACGACGAGCTCGCGGGCGGCGACGACGGCGACGCTCCCGAGACCGAGGTGACCGAAGCCATCGCGGAGGTCAACGAAGCCATCGCGGAGGCGAACGACGCCATCGAGAACGGCTCCGCGGAGGACGTCGAAGCCGCGCTCGAGGCAGTCGACGAGGCCCACGAAAACCTCGCGGAGGTCGCAGAGGAGGTCGGCGCGGCGCTCGAGGACGGCGACCACGACGAAGAGGCCGAGGAGGGTGAGGACGAGGACTCCGTCGAGGAGTCCAACGAGGAGCGGCGCAAGAAGGGTGCGGCGCTCCGCGTGTGGGCGGAAGAGTTCGGCGACTGACCGACGCCACCGGTAAGGTGTCGGCGTGGCCTACTCGTCGACGCTGACGATCGAAGAGCTCGCGGGGCAGCGAAGGGTTCTCGTCCTTCGCGGCTCCGCGTTGCCTTTCTGGGGGGCGAATTGGGGCGGCAAGAACGCGCTCGTCACGACGTGGTACCCCGGCAACGGTGACGAGGCGACGCAGCAGATCCTCGGCCCGCAGGAGATGCCCTCGAGCTGGTCGGGTGAGTGGTCGCGCACGCTCCTCTCGCGCAACCCGCCGCTGATCAAGGTCGACGGGCGAGAGAGCCCGATCGTTTCCCCACCACGCCTCCGCGACGCGCTCCGCGACATCCTCCGCTCCGGGATTCGTCTCCGCGTGACGTGGAGCGTCGACGGTGGGCTCCCCGAGATGCGCGACAAGATCGTGCGCGAGGGTCGCGCTGCGGAGTGGGACTTCAAGGGCATCGAGGGGCTCAACATCGAGTGGAGCGCACGCTTCGACTGGCAGTCCACCGGAGGAGCGAAGCGCGTGGCGATCTCCTCGCGCGAGGACTCCCTCATCGCGCAGACCGCGGCGTCGATCGTCGAGTCGGAGGCAGCGATCAACAGCCTCGCGATCACACAGCGAGTCGCCGGCCTCCGCTCCGATCGTCTGTCGGTGCGCGGCGCTCCGAACTCCATCTCGCTCGGCGCGCTCGAGCGCATGGCCGATGCGCCGCGTCAGATGGTGAGGAGCGTCATCCGGCAGCTCCAACAGCAGGTCAACTCGGCCAAGCGCATCATGGGCATCGCGAAGAAGCTGAGGAACACACCCTTCGAGATCGCCAACGCGGCGCTCGACTTCGCGGCCAACACCATCGCGATCGTCAACCAGTTCACCGACGAGATGGGTCAGCGACCAGCGGAGCTGAACATCACCTCGCAGAAGGCAGCCGACGTCGTGAGGGGAGCGCGCGACTTCGGCAAGGGAGTCGATGACCTCGAAGCGACCGCGCGGCGCGCGCAGATCATCGCCCAGCAGTTCCGCGCGCCGCGCGCGGCGACTGGACTCGCCGACGTTCCCTCCGGCGCGAGTCGGAGCGCGGCGAGTGCTCGAGGTCGCATCCTGACGATCCACACCGTCAAGAGCGGCGACACGCCGCTCTCGCTGTCGCTGCGGTACTACGACACGCCTGACCGCACGGAGGACATCCTTCGTGCCAACCGTCTGCCGATCTACCAGACGACGCTGCGCCTCGGCGCGCACATCGTCATTCCGGCCGTCTCCTCGGGCTCTTCCTCGACCGGTTGATAGAGTCGCCTCCGGCGCATGTCGGACGAACGCGAATACCCCAACCAGGACTACTACCCGAGCGCGAAGGTGAAGCTCGTCGTTCGCTTCGACGAGCTCGGGCGGCGAGTCTTCTCCGGGAAGATCCCGCCCAAGCCCACGAAGTGGCTCGCCGGGGTCAAGGACAAGAAGGCGCCGCTCAAGATCGTCCCCGACGCGGAGGCCGGCGGGAGCGCTCGCCGGTACAAGCTCGAGCTCGACGAGTCGAAGCCCCCGCTCCCGGGTGTCTCTCCGGCGAAGAAGATCAAGGGGGACGACGGTCTCACCCACGCGCTCGTGATCGTCCCGAAGGATGTCCAGTGGTCGCAGAACGGTCTGCGCACGGCCGACACCCTCAACGTCACGATCAAGTTCATCGACATGCCGATCGACCCGCGGGCGATCCGCTCGTGCGCGATCGAATACTTCCTCGGCACGGTGACCGAGGAGGAGTACCGCTCGGGCATCAGCGGCGAGGTGCGCTCCTACGAGGGAGCCGACGGGACGACGACTCGCACGGAGCCGATGCACCTCGTCGCCGACGAGTACATCGACAGCAATGGAGCGCAGCGGAGCAACCTCCGCTTCCAAGGCTTCGTCGACAAGTGGGCGGTCGCGTGGGAGGACGGCGAGCCGGTCATCCGCCTCGAGTGCCGCGACATGACGCAGCTCCTCATCGACACCGAGGCGCCGGCGAAGCTGATGGTCGACGGCTCGCGTCCGCTCGGAGGCATCCCCGGCACGTCGACGGGCGGAACCGGGATGCCGCTCGACGAGGCCATCGCGACGTATCTCTCTCACTTCGTGCAGTTCGCCGGCCTCGTCGTGGAGTACCGCATCGGCAACCTCCAGACGCGCAACGCGGTCATCCCGAAGGTCTCGCAGGCCTTCTCCAAGCCGGCCTATCGGCCGCAGCTCGGACCTCCTCCCGCCACCATGGCCGGCGCGATGACCGGCTTGAGCGTGTGGGACTACCTCACCGACGTCTGCGGCGCGCTCGGCCACGTCATCCGAGTCGACGGGACGACGATCATCATCCAGCAGGGTGCGACCTACACGAGCAACGGGAGCGTCCAGCGCCCCGATGACCCCTTCGACGGCGACGCCCGTGGGTTGAAGTGCCGTCGCTTCTTCTACGGGAGGAACATCCTCCACATGCGATCGGAGCGGAACTTCACGCGACCGGCGCAGCCGAAGAACGTGGAGGTGCGCTGCTGGTCAACCAAGCAGAAGAAGCTGCTCGCCGCTCGCTTCCCCTTCCGTCCGCCGGGCAACCCGTCCGATCCGCTCGCTCGAGCATGGCCGGGTGAGTCGAGCGAGGAGGACTGGACCGTCGTCCGCGTGCAGGGCATCGAGGACGAGAACACCCTCCGCGTGATCGCTCAGAACGTCTACGAGCAGACGGGTCGGAACGAGCTGACGATGCGCATCAAGACGCGCAACCTCGCCTCCTTCGGCGGAGGCAACCTCGACCCCGACATCCTCGACATGCGCGCGGGAGACACCTTCGAGGTGCTCGTTCACCGCGAGGACGAGGAGCGCAACACGATGTCGAAGATCGACAACCTCCTCCACGTGCAGGAGCGCAACGCGGAGTTCCTGCGCTCGCTCGGGTTCCCTTCCGACTTCGCCGACACCTACGCGAAGACCTTCGTCGACCTCGGCTTCCAGACGGTCTTCCGCGCCAAGACGATCGGTTTCGGTTGGAACGTCGACGAAGGCGTGACCATCGAGATCGAAGGGATCAACTACATCGAGGTGCGCGCCGACAAGCTCGGGATCCCCGGTCCCGAGGGAGAGGTCACGATCTGATGGTCAAGCCGATGGACGTCGCGAGCGTCGCCTCACTCTTCGGTGACGGGAAGATCTGGAACTCCTTCGGCATGGTGGCCGGCGACGTCGACTTCGACGTGACGGAGTACCACCAGCCGCTCGTCCCCGTGACGCTTCAACCCTCGGGCCTCGAGGTCAACTGCCGCGTCATGATGCCGAGCGCCGGGAACGGCGAGGCCGAGTGGACACCCTTCGTCAAGGGTGACGAGGTCTTCGTCGAGATCCCGAGTGGCAACCCAGCCGGCGGTTGCGTGATCACCGGTCGGTTGAACAACGCGGTGGACCGCTTCCCCACGAAGGTCGCCGGGCAGGACACGACCGAGAACAAGTTCGCCTTCCGTCGCATCCGCACGCCGTTCGTCATGGAGACGGCGGGTGCCTATCTCGTGCGCTCGGCGACGACCGGTGCGTTCATGTCCATCGACAAGCTCGGTGGGATCAACCTCACGAACGGCGACGGTCACTACATCGCCATCACCAGCGACTTCATCACGCTCCAGACGTCGGACAACGATCTCCTCTTGCAGCTCGACCTCACGAACGGCGTGCTCAAGGCGGAGGTCGGACCGAACACCGTCATCCAGCTCGCCAAGGAAGGACCGTCGCTGATCTCGACGGCCGACGAGCTCCAGCTCTCGACGAGTGGAGCGTCTCCGAACGCTCACGCGATCGGCATCGAGCACCTCATCGCGATGCTCCAGTCCGTGGTCGCGCTGATCCCCGGCGCGGGTGGAGCTGCTGGAGCTACCGCGATCATCAACGCGGCGCTCCTCGCGGCGAGCGCTGTCCCGATCACGCCGTTCGTCACCAACCTCACCCTCGCGTTGAAGGTCCCGCCCGATCCTACGGGGACGAAGCCGGGAGTCGCGTGCCCTGGGTTCCTCATCGGGTGATGAAGTCCTCACGTGGTGATAGCTTCGAGGTCCGATGAGCAGCCCGGTCCCTGACGCACCTTCCGTCGACCTCGATGCCGGCTTCGAGCCGAGCCTTCCTGTCGCCGCGCTCTGCGGGTTCAAGCTCCCCTTCCTCCGCTACGCGCTCAAGTACCGCGTCCCGGGCTTCTCCTTCCCCCCGAAGCTCGCCATTCCCTTCCCATCGCTCGGGCTCAACTGCTCGCTGAATAATCCGATCGACGTCTCGTCGGGTCTCCCGGCCGGTGGAGGTCGCAAGAGCACGATCCCGAAGGACCCTGACGACGACTTCGACTGACCCTCGCGATAGACTCCCCGCGTGAACCCTGCACCCACGCGCAACCCCTTCGGTGTCCTCTCGGCGGAGTTCGTGCAGGACAACCGGATCCGGGTCCTCTTCTCCAACCGCGTCTACTTCACCGGGCTCGAGGACTCGAAGGACGCTTCGCGCCTTGCGCGGTGGGGGGTCACTCCCGTCGCCGGCTCGGTCGGACCGGATGGGGCCGAGGCCACCCCCGTAGCGCCCACCCGCGCCATTCTGGCGAGCGATGGCACCGTGTTTGGACCATCCGAGGGTGGCACCGTCTCGCCCCTCCCCGTGGGGCGTTCTCGAGGCGCGATGGCGGTCGTCCGGAACGGCTCCGTGCTGCTCGCCGGAGGAGCCAACGCGGCTGGGGTTCCCACCGATCGGGTGGACCGGTGGGACCCGAGCAACGGGGTGTGGTCGGAGTGCGCCACCCTCCCGATGCCGAGGAAGAACGCGGTCGCCTTCTTCCTCGACAACGGACTGTGCCTCGTCGCCGGTGGAACGACGACCGCCGGAGCTCCCGGTGACGGAGTCGACCTCTACGACGCCGACTCCGACTCGTGGTCCACCGTCGAAGTCGGGACGCTCCTGAACGACGCGTGCGGCGTGAAGCTCCGCGACGGGAGGATCTTCCTCTACGGGTCGACCGGCTTCCTCTACGTGTTCGATCAGAAGGCTCTCGCGCTCACCGCGTTCGCCGTTCCGACCACGGCGAACGGTCGCGCGTGCGCGCTCCTCCCCGACGGTCGCGTGCTCCTCATGGGCGGTGCCATCGCGGGTGTCCCGACCGCGACGACGTACATCTTCAACCCGAGCACCGGCTCCGTCGTCGCTGGTCCGAACATGACGAGCGCTCGAGCGTGGTTCGCCGTGGAGACCCTCCGCGACGGGCAGATCCTCGCGATCGGTGGCTTCACCTCCGCGGGCGTCGCCACGACGACGACGGAGGTCTTCGATCCCGTGCAGATGGTGTGGAGCGCGATCGTCACGGAGCTCTCCGAGCGGCGCGGGTACGCGCGAAGCGCGCTCCTCCCCGATGGGAAGGTCATCGCCTTCTCGGGTGACGCTCCCGACGGTGGAGGTGTTCCCGCCGGGACTGCGGCGGCGCAGACCGACCTCTTCGACCCGGTGACGCGCTCCTGGTCGCCGCTCTTCGACAGCTACGCCGTGATCGCACCTTCGGTCGTCACGCTCGAGACCGGAGAGATCCTCTCGGCGGGTGGAGCTCCGACGGGTGCGAGCGTGACGACCGACGTGCGGGTCTTCTGTCCCGACCTCTACGTGATGCCCGACGTCGGCCTCTGGTGGACCCCGATCTTCAACGGACCCTATGCCTACTTCGGCATCGACGACTACGACCCGAAGGATCGGTGCGTCATCGACATCATCTTGGATCGGCCGGCGAGCGCGTTCCCGGCGCTCTATCAGCTCGACATCCAGACCGTCTACAAGAGCAGCTTGAGCGTCTCCATCGCGGGGAGCATCGTCATCCCCGGGCTCCGCTCGGCCATCGCCAAGGACGATGGCGAGTCGATCCACGGAGGTCGCGACTTCCACAACCCGAACACGCTCTCCAACGCCATCGTCGGGAGCGGTGACGTGTGGGATCCCTCGCTCCTCGCGACCTTCCGCATCGGCGATGACGGCGATTACGCCATCGATACTGGTGCGGCTGCCTACGAGAAGCGGCTGCTCCGACGCGTGCTCTCCAAGCGCAACGGCTTCGCGCACCTCCCTGGGTTCGGGGGAGACGTCAAGGCGTCGATCAAGAAGCTCTCGCGCGCCGACGAGCTGGCGCAACGCGCCGCGGAGCTCGAGGCGAAGATCGCCAAGGACCCAGACACGGCCAAGGTGCGCGTCGCGTTCACCCCGCGCGGACGAGGGCTCTTCGCACTCAACATCATCGCTCGGACCAAGCAGGGGTCGACCGTCCGCATCGAACGCCTCATCGCGACCTGAACGGCTTTCGGAGTAGCATCGACCCCGCCCTCGGAACGTTCCGAGGAACGGAGGATCCTGTGGCCGACCTGCCGACGCGTCTCGACCTCTTCCAGATCGGGCGACAGCACATCATCACCCGTGCGAAGAAGATCGACCCCACGCAGGTCGACGTCGAAGGGTCGGACGCGAACATCTTCGTCGGATCGGCATCGGTGATCGGTGCGGCCATCATCCGGCAGATCGCCTACTCGGTTGCGCGTCTCCTCCTCGATGGAGCCGAGGAGGAGGATCTCGATCGCTACGCGCTCGACCGGTACAACGAGGAGCGGAAGGGCGCGAGCCCCGCGCGCGGGTCAGTGGACATCTCGCGCTCGAGCGCCGCGGGCGGGCGCGGTGCGATTCCGGCTGGCACTCCTCTCCGTTCTTCCACGGGCGTCGAGTACATCACCCTGAAGACCGTCCGATTCGGCGATGCTGACTTGGTCCAGCGGAACGTGCCCGTGCGCGCGGTCCAGGCCGGGAAGTCGCAGCAGGTCGGTGCCGGGTTCATCAAGGAGTTCTCCAAGCCCAACACCCTCTTCGACCCGACGCTCTTGGTCACCAACCCGAAGGCCATGGCCGGCGGCGAGGAGCGCGAGAGCGCTGACGAGTTCCGTCAGCGCATCCGCACCTTCTGGAAGACGCAAGCGCGCGGGACGCTCGGTGCCATCGAGCGCGGTGCGCTCTCGGTTCCCGGCGTCACGTCGGCGCGCGCGGAGAGCGTCATCACGCTCATCGGAAAAACGGCCATTCCGGCGCGCGTGGTGCTCCTCTACATCTCCGACTCGAGCGGCGTCGCTTCCGATGCGCTCGCCACCGACGTCCTCACGGCGCTCGAGGACTACAAGGCGGGCGGGATCGCGGTCATCGTCTACACCTCGCAGCCGCTGCTCATCGACGTCGAGCTTTCGCTGTCCTTCTCGGCGAACGTGGACACCTTGGCGCTCTCGGAGCTCGTGCGCGTCGCGGTGTACGAGTACATCAACTCGCTCCCCGTGAACGGCCCGCTGCTCATCGGCGAGCTGTTGACGGTGCTCTCGCGCTTCCGGCAGGACGGTTTGATCCCGACGCTCTCCTCCATCGTGGCTCCGGTCGGAGACCTCTACCCCACCGCGGGTCAGACCATCCGGACCACCCTCGATCGCGTGAAGGTGGACTGATGTCGATCGATCAGAAGAAGGGACCTCTCACCGCTGACGACTTCCTCGAGCTCTGGCGCTCTGCGGTTGACGAGACCTACTCGGAGCCGCTCGAGGCTGCCGGTGAGGGTGAGGGCTTCGAGGCTTACACGCAGCTCTTCGCGCAGTTCGAGCGCGTGAGCAAGGCCGTCGAGCGCACCTTCCAGTCGCTGTTCATCCGACCGCACTCCTCGGCGACGGACTTCCAGGCGACTGGTGGAGGACGTGCGCAGGTCCGTCTCTGGATCTCGCGCTCGGGTCTCATCGAGCAGCCGTTCGTTCTCCCGAAGGGGACGATGGTCGAAGAGCTCGCGACCGATTGGGGTGAGAACGGAGGCGTCGAGGTGCTCACGGGGCGCAGGTACGTCCTCGAAGAGACCTGTGCGATTGCTCCAGGTGACACCGGACCCATGCGAGTCGGAGCTAGCGCGGAGCGCTTCGGCGTCGGGTACATGAACCCGCTCCCTGGAACGATCAAGTTCATCGTCCAGCCCGGGTCCCTCTTCGTGAACGACGGAGCGACGGTCGAAGATCGTCCTCTCACGACCTACGAGACGGCCCCGCTCCTCCCGTCCCACGCACTCGTGAGCGCAGCCAATGAGGCCGACGTCTTCATCCCCGCGCACGTTGGTCAAACGCTCTTCTTCTCGAGCGGATCGAACGCGGGGAAGTTCGCAAGGATCATCGACTACCTCCCCGCCGACCTCAGCGATCCGTCGAACCCGGTCGGCGGGCGCGTCCGCCTCGCGTACACCGTGTTTCTGGAAGCGAAGTCAGGGCACTTCAGCAGCGACAAGTTCTACAGCGGTGAGCCGGTCACGCTCTACAACATCGGCGGCGACGTCATCGGAAACGGCATCTTCCTCGCTGCTCACATCGTCGGGAAGACGCTCCCGAGTTCTCGCTGTCGCGTTCTCTACGACCTCATCTCCCTCAAGGCCGGTGAGAGGATCTACTCCGTGGTCGGCGACCAGAGCGGCGAATACGCCGAGCCGGACACCATCAACATCCCGGACTTCATCGACGAGGTCGGCACAGCGTCGTGGCAGATCATCGACTTCGCGACCGGCTTCCAGGCCACGGTGACGAACAACGAGTCACCCGTCTTCGGGTTCAGTCCCATGCTCGACACGCTCGGCGAGGAGCGGGGCGTCGCGCGCGCGAGCGGTGAGAGCGATTCGTCCTACGCCTCGCGCATCTACTCGGTGCGCGACGTCGTCACGCCCAACGCCATCCGGCGCGCTGCCAACCGCGCGCTCGTCGAGCAAGAAGTCACCGGGTGCTACCGCGAGGTCGGGAGCTCGAAGTTCACGGGCTTCTACTTCGACCACGACGCGTACGACTACGACTTCACGGTCCGCCCAGCCGATCGCTTCAAGCTCGTTCTCGACGAGATCGAGATGCGCGGCTTCTTCCTCATGGGAGTCCCGTCGTTCGGCTATGGGGAGTTCGGGTTCCCCTACGACGGCAAAGAGTCCGAGCCCGGGGCGGATCCGTTCCCCTTCACCAACGCCTACGACACGGAGCCGTCGAGCGAGTTCGCGCGCGCCTATGACGGTTTCCCGCTCTACGAGGCGAGCATCTACTCGCCCGTGTGGCGCGCGCTCAGCGACGTAGTCGCTGGTGGCGTAGGGTTCGACCTGTACCGCGAGGACATCGGCTGCACGCCGTGAAGGAGTTCGTATGACCAGCACGAAGCACATGGTGATCAACACCCGCGAGCGCGCAGTCTCCGGGGACATCAACCGGCTCCAGACGTTCATCGGAGCGGACGTCGCCGATGCGCTCCGCTACCTCCTCATCGCGCAGTCGAGTGAGTACGAGGCCGGTGGTCTCGCGACCGTCGAGGCGACCAAGACGACGCCACTGACCGGTATCGTCCTCGGTGGCATGATGTGCCAGCCTGCGATCGGTGGAACTGCGGCGACCGTGAGCGCGGGCGTCGCTGTGATCGTCGACCCGACCGGCGACACGGGGGACGACACCCCTCCGAAGCTGGTGCGCGGCGACATCGACACCGGGTCGATCACCTTCCTCCTCAACGCCGGCCCCGGAGACCGCATCGACGTCGTCGAGATGTCGGCGAGCTTCACCGTCCTCGAGACGGCCAACCGCGACGTCTACAACCCCGCCACGGGGCTCTTCGTCGCGACGCTCGTCGACAAGGTCGCTGCCTTCAAGCCGACCTACCGCATCCGCCGCGGAACTCCCGGCGCTGGGTATCCGGGGAACGCAGCCGGGTGGTTGCCGATCATGGTCGCGCGCGTTCCGACGACGGCGACCAATTGGGATGGGTGCACGTGCTGGGATGTGCGACCGCTCCTCGCCGACATCGAGCTCGGAGGGTTCGCCCACGCGCACTCCTCTTCGCCTAACAACGACGACCGGCTCATCTCCAAGTACGTCACCGGTGACGCCGGGACTCCCCGAGTCGTCGGCAAGATCACCCGTCGCTTCCAGCGGTGGCTCGCCGGTGGCATCACGCCGCTCTCCGGCATCCCGCTCGCCACGCGTCGCGCGAGCGCTGGCTATGTCCCCGCCGAGCTCTGGTACCTCTATGCGCTCTTCCCGCACAACCTCCCGCGGTGGTGCGAGTACACCCCAGCGACCGACGGCGTGCGCAAGCCCGGTGGGATGCGAGGGCTCATCGTCAACGCGACGGTCGATCCCGACCCCGAGACGGGAGGTCCCAGCGGACCCGTGAACTTCCCCACGGTGACCGGTCTCACCGGTACCACCACGAGCGGTGTGCTCCTCTGCGCGGGCCGCTACTTCGTGCAGGAGAACGCCATCACGGTCGTCGGAGACCTGACCAAGACGCGCGTGCAAGCCGGCGCTCTCACCGGAACGGTCGCGGCGCCGAACATCGACTTCGACCTCTCCACCGGGAGTGGCTTCTGGCCCGACAGCGCGAAGAGCATCCTCGCGCGCGTGACCATCGACATCACCATCGCTGGTGCGCAGGAAGGAGATGTGCTCGTCGCCGCTTCGGTGAGCAACAACCCGACCGACGCGTCACCCTTCAACGCGCAGAACTCACCGCTCATCCACACGGAGCGCTACCACTTCAAGGAGTCGATCGCGGGGGCTTATTCGCACTACTTCGACATCGAGATCCCGCTCCCGGTGATGTTCCCCTCGACCGAGGACGAGAAGCTCCGCCTCGCCGTCACGTACGGGATGACCGCGACCCTCACCGCGGCATCGCTCGACGTCTTCGGCTGGCGTTCCTGATCGTGCG